CCATCATCCTCGTTCTTGAGGATCGTGAAGCCCGCCTCTACCTGCCCATAACCCGGACCAAGCGTGTCCTCGCCGGTAGCCCCGGCTAACCCTGTGGGGTGCAGTGGCAAGCTCATCATTGAGCAGGTAAAGCAACGATAGTCATCGTATAATGTGGGTTCGTATCCCACCCACCCCATTCAATCTACGGGGGACCAGCCTTCGGCTCTGGAGAGTAGGCCCTAGCAATAGGGCCGATGCGGTTCGATTCCGCTGCGATGCCATGAAAAGTGGGTTCGCTGGTCCCCCTTATTCTTTTCATTCCTCAGAGGAGCCCGTCCCATGACCGCCACCACGGCCACACGTCCCGCCACCTTCCCCACTTACATCCATTTTGCTCGTGTCTCCACCCTCAACAATCCTCGCATCTGCCCTCATGGCATCGCCTATGCCCATGAGTTGAACATGTTGGATTGGGAGATCGACACCACCGAGTTCATTAATAGGACCATCCCCATCCTCATCGAGATGGGCAAGGCCCCCTCTCCCACCAACAAGCTGGGCAAGTTCCCCTCCCTCCTTGAGGGCGTCGGCATCATCAACCTCGAAGTGAAGCATCGGTGGCGTGAGCAACTCCTCCGCCAACAGAACCGGGAAACAGAGGAAGGCTCTGTGGATTACCAGATCCAAGAGCGTCTCGATCTCCTCGCCCACCTCGCTCGGTCCATTTGGGACCGTGACATTGCCTATTGCGGGCCAGAAGATAGTGACTTTGCTCGCTACAAGGCCATCATGTTCTATGCCTCCATGAAAGATGGTAAGGTCCGCCTCCCCTATGGGGTGGACTACGCCGGTGTCTCCAAGCCCCTCATCCCCCTGTTCTGGGATCGCATCGTCAACTTTGATGCTGTCGATCCCGCCGACCACCCCAAGCTAACTCAGGAGCAGATGGCCCACATCATGGGCCAAGCCAACAAGCTCAATGCCATCGAGGGCTTCAGTCAGGGTGGCATCTTCTGGTGTGACCGCTTTGCCAGCGAACAGCAGGAGTTCATCGACAACTTCGTTAGTGCCACCCCCCAAGTTTCCCTTCCTCCCTCCCGTGTCCCCCTCCCCCTCATCCAAAGAGTTTGACCATGATTACCACCACCCATGAGTGCGACCGATGCCATCGGCGGGGTGAACCCGCCATCATCGAGCTTCGCACTGTCTTCGTCCGCATCTGTGCCAACCCCGTTGCCCTCAACAACTACTCCACCAGTCCCTACCGAGACCTCAACGCCCACTGGTGTGATGTGTGCTGTCGCCAAGTGGGCATCTACCCTCCCGTTGCTTCCTCTCCCGCCGTGCCCATCTCTCCTCCTCCCACTCTGGAAGACATTGTGCGGGAGATCATCGCGGACGAACTCGCTAATCGAGAACCATAGGCCACATAACTCAGTTGGATAGAGTACCCCTTTCCTAAAGGGGAAGTCGTAGGTTCGAGTCCTACTGTGGCTGTGATTGGTGGTGGTGCGGGGGGTGGTGTGCTGAGAAATCGCCACCACCCCTATTGTCCTTGTGTCCTCTTTCCTTTCCTTCCTCCTTTGGAGTATCGTCATGGCTCAGCTCATTCAGGGTCCCCTCTCCTCCTTGGTTCAGAACCCCACCGCATTGCGGGTGCTTGAGGACACCGCCTCCCAGCGTGAGGACTTCCCCAAGCCCGGCTCCAAGTACACCTTCGCGGCAGAAGCCGCCGACGTGGGTGCCTACAAGGGCATGGTCGTCCTCGTCATGAGTGCGGCAGCGGCCCGCGATGTTTCCCACCTCTTACATAAGGCCTGCTTGCAGCCCTCCCATGGCCATCCCCCCTTCATGCGGGCCCTCAGCACCACCCTGTTCACCACAGCCAAGGCTGTCCTTCCTTAACCGTCCCTCCTCCTCCATCTTCCTTTCCCCTTTCCACTTTTCAGAGGCTCAACTCATGATTTCCGATACCGCTCCCGCTCCCGATACCATCGTCGTGCAGAACCCCTCCCCCACCTTCACCTTCGACAGCGCCACCGGTGAGTACACCATCAAGGGTACCATCAAGAACTGGGACGGCAAGCCCAGCGAGTCGGGCAAGCTCTCCAAGTTGGTGTTCATGCCGTTCACCCGCCTCATGGGCGTCAACTCCCCCTCGGGCAAGCCGGTCGCCGTCCAGTTGAACATCAGCCTTGACAACCGTTAATAGGGGGTGTCATGGCTCGGCTTCGCACCAAACTCAATCCCCTCTGTGGTGGCATCCGCTTCTCCATTACGGAAGTCATCAAGCCCGCCACCTTCAAGTTGCGGGCCCCCCACCACCCCCTCCATAAGGGCTGCGACTACATCCTCATTCCTACCGCCACCTACTCTTCTCCGCCTAAACCTTCCCAGCCCACCCGCGTCCTCTTCCCCAAGTGCCCGAAGGGCAAGCGTAAGTGCCGTCGCATCGGTGCTTACCCCAGCAAACCTTAACCCCACCTCCACCCTCACCTCATTTAGATTGGCCACCATGCTCCCCCAAATCATTCGTCAGCCCGGATTCCGTCGTCTGGATAACTCCTTCATCATCCTCACCGTGATGGCCTCGGGCCTCTGGGCCCCCTGTCTCCACCTCGGCAACGGCAACCTCATGCTCACCAACTCATGGTGTGAGAGTGCCACCCCTTTGGGTGCCCTTAACCGCTGGTACGATCTCAACCCCAACGAGCGGGGTAACCTCTCCGCCGTGAACGATGCAGCCGTCCTTGTCGTCGGCGTTGACCCCTTCTCCATCGCCCCCACCTTGGAGCCCTTCCTCTTCGGCGACATCAATGCCCCCTCCGTCTACCGCGAGCCCGAGCCCGTGGTCGAGCCCACCCCCGTCCAGCCCGTGGTGTCCGACTTCACCCCCATCGAGCCCGCCACCACCGTGGCGGTCGATCCGCGTACCGTGGAGGCTACTGACGAGAACCTTCTCGCCTTGGGCCGTCAGTCCCACATCCTCATCATCCTCCGCGACAAGCTGCGGGTCTTGGAGGAGGAGTACGACGCCCAGCAGAAGGCCTATGCCAAGCTCGTCGAGGGCTTCTCGACCTTCAAGCAGTTCCCGCAGCAGTCCGAGCAGTAACCACCTCCACCCGTACCATCTTCCAACCTCCTCTCCTCCCTCTTTTCCCCTTACCCCTTTTAGAAGGTAGTATCTCATGAGCGACAACACCACCTGTTCGATCCGTTTCATTGACCCCTCCGGCCTCTCGACCACCGCCGTCATCCCCGCCGGTACCACCGTGGACGTGTTCCTGCGTGAGCGGAACATCAACCCGGACGATGTGACCGTGCGTGTCAACCGGCAGGAAGCCAACCTCGGCACCAAGCTGACGAGCGGCGACACCGTGATGGCTAGTGCGGCCAAGGTCGCCGGGGCCTAACCCCCTCCTCTTCATCATCCCTTCGATCCACACCTCCTACCGGGGGTGTGTTTCATTATTAGAGATTCAAGTCCTCCTCCCACCACCCTAGAAAGGAGGTTTCGTGGCCGCTCCCCCAGGCTTTCGCTTCACCCCCACCACCAATCCTGCAACCGCCCGTAAGAAGTGCCTTCGCTTCTTCAGTCTTCTTCGTCAGCGTTGTCTCATGCCACCCGACATTGACAACTCCCTTCAGGGCTTCCGCTCCAACATATTGAGGGAGGCAACCCGCCTCAAACAGGGCCTTGCTCAACTCAACTTCATCCTTCGCAATCCCAACCCCGACATTGCCACCCTTCGCTCGCTCGAACACAGCGTCAACAACATCCGTTCCCGTTTGTCGGGCACCTCCAACAGCCTCATTCAGAACACCGGCAGCTTTGCTCTACGGCTCACAGACAAACGATCATCCGCCGACAATTTCCGCATCATCCCCCTTCGCCTCACCAGCGATATCCTTTTGGAGTTGGATGCCTTTGTCCGCGTCTACCCCATTCAGGTCACCAAGACCCGCATCATCATCAAGCTGCCGGACATAGTTATTGATGGAGTCCCCTTGGGGGACTACTACTTCACACTGTCCATGCCCGAAGAAGCCACCCGGCCTAACCTTCCCGGCTACTCAGCCTGCAACTACACCATCTTCCGTGATCCCAAGCTGCCTGCCCTCTGGGGTAACCGAGACCACCCCCACATCTATGACCGTCCTTGTTGGGGCCATGCCAGTGCCCCCCTTACTGCGGCCATCAGTCGTGGTGATCTCTTTGCCATCCATGATGTTTGCCGAGCCTATCTCACCACCTACAACGAGGACTCGCCTTACATCCCCCTCTACTTGTTGGGCCTTCCCGACGTTGCCAATGCTGTTCGTGCCGGTACCATCCCTCATCGTGGTAACCGCTACTACCAGCAGAACGGCATCCCATTCGTCATTCCCTCCTTCACCAAGAAGTTACGGATAGTGGGGGAGAACGGTAGATCTGAGCCCCGCCTCCAATGCTCGCGGGACGATAAGTGGGTCTGCATTGCACGGGACTGCTGGGATATCTTCCCCCCTCCCCGCTACACCCCCGCCATATTGCGGGCCCTCTCTACCAACGTAGCCATCATCGACTCTCCCGGCCTCATTCCCCACCTTCAGGCTCTTTATCCGGGTCGCTACGTCCCCGCCTACGTCAACTTCACTAATCGTCCCCTTACCGTCACCACCTTCCTCCCCCGTCCGCATATGGGTAGCATCCCCAGCAACATCATCATGACTATGCGAAGTATGCGTCACGTTCACGGGTCCCTCAACTCTCTCGAACCCATCATGTCATTGGGACCCTCTGATCGTCGCCTCGTCCAGCTCCCGCGTCGTTCTCGTCGCTCCCGTTACACCACCACGGATAACCCATCATGACCCCCAAACCCCTTCGCGTCACCATCTCTCCCTTGGCAGAGGCCAAGATGCGTTCAGCCATCTCTCATGCCTCACCTAACGAGGTGGGCGGCCTCCTCATCTTCCATCCCACCGAACCTTTCTTGATAACGGATATCTTCTTCCCCAAGCAGGAAGTGAAGCCAACCTATGTCGAGTTCGATGACAACAGCATCGCCGACTGGTTCGAGTACAACGTCCTCGACCTGAACAACCGCCCTCCGCGTGAGTGGCGCTACGGCTGGTGGCACCACCACCCCTTCAACAACTCACAACCTTCAGGGAAGGACGAGGATACCCATACTCGCCACTTCACCCACGCCAACATCCCCTGGTCCATCATGATGATTACCTGCGATGGGGCGGGAGACTTCTGCCGCCTCCGGGTTAACGTGGACGGCGGTGCCTACGTCGATATCAACCCCACTGTCATCTATGGTCGCCATCGCATCGACCTCTTCCCCGGTGAAGAGAACTTTCTCGACGAGCTTGAGAAGTTGGTCGTCGCCACCCCCCTTCCCTCTGCCTCCGTCACCCTCCACAACAACTGCTCCCTCTACCGCAGCTATGGGGACTACGTTGAGGCCATCGCACGGGAGGAGCGGGAACAGGGCAAAGGGGAAACGGGGGTCGTCATCGTGGGTCCCCAACCAGCGGTCACCCCTCCGGCAACAGCAGCATTCGGTGAGGGCCCCGTCAACGTCATTCGGTCGATGCAGCCGCGTAAGAAGGCCGTAGAGTCCGCTAAGACCCTCAACTACGACATTGGCCTTCGCTCCCCCCTCAACGAGAAGGAAGCCGCCGCCTTCGCTGACGTTCTCATCCGCATCGTGCCCCAAGTCCACCCCGACCTCACCCTCTACCTGTTCTACGTCTGGCAGGCCCTCGCCCCCGAGGACCGCATCACCGTCAAGAACATCCTCAACACCACCACCTCGCCCACCATCTCCAACTTGTCTACTTGGTTTTATCCGTTCGTCATCCAATACGCCGACACCCCGAAGGAGCTTCGCAAGCGTGCAGCTTTCTTCCAGCGTATCTCCTCAGATCGGATGCCCTCATGCGTGCAACGCGCTACACCGATATCGTCAACCCCCTCCGCTACTCCCAACTCCGAGTCCTCATCGTCGGCGTCGGTGCCATCGGGCACCCCCTCGCCAGCATGATCGCTCAAGCTGGTGATTGCACCCTCACGATCATCGACCCTGACACCGTGGAAGAAGTCAACTTCGGGGCTCAGGGCTACTCCCCCTCCCATCTTGGCGAGCCCAAGGTGGCCTGCGTCTCCCACCGCATCCACACCCTCAATCCTCAGTGCAACTTGTTCGCCATTGGGGATGCCTTCCCCTCCGCCCACCTCTCTCCTCCCACCGAGTACGATATCATCATCTCCTGCGTGGACAACATGGACATTCGCGGTGCCATCTTCGAGTGGTCCCGTGCCTCTCCTTGCCTCTTCTTGGATGCCCGCATGGGGGCCGAGATCTTCCGCCTGTTCTGCGTGCCCCCCACCAACTCTGAATCAGAGGGTGCTTATCGCTCCCGCCATGTCTCCTTCCCTCAGAGTGAGGCCTCCCCCCTTCCCTGCTCCGGGCGTACCACCCCCCATTGCTCCGCACTGGCTGCATCTTTCATCTTCCACGCCATCACCCTCCACCTTCGTAACATCCCCATCCCCTTCTGCACGAACCTGAACCTGCCTGCATTGGACTTGTTCGCACAGAACGCCTCATCCTTCCCCCCTTGACGGACTATCCTCATGGCTCACCAACTCCTCGCCGAACCCCACTTCGATCTCACCACCGTCCTTCCCAACACCTACGACCATTGTTCCGACCTCTACAGAGACTTCGAGTACCCCGATCCCGAATCCCCCAACCTCCTACCGGGTATGCAACTCGACATTCCCGGCGTCACCCTCCATCGCATGAACGACGTTGAGGGACAGACCCACTACCAGCTCGCCTACTACGGCTTCGTCTTTGCATCCTTCGTCCCCGATGGATGGATCTTCCTCTTCTTCCCCTCCATCCGCTTCCCCGCCATGGCCCACGTCTACACCCGTCTGCTTCGTGGTAGCTCCCTGTTCTTCGGCCACCTCACCGGCTCCCCGAGTGATTGGGTCATCGTTCGCAAGGGCATCGACCCCATCACCCGCCTTCCCTCGGCCATCCGCCAAGTCTACTCCGTGGACTCCCCCACCTTGGCCGTGTTGCTGGCCATCGGTCAGATCCTCGGCCAACCCTCATCCAGTGGCTCCTTCCAAGCCGCCTCCGGCCAACCCGCCTCCACCCCCGTCGTCATCTTCGAGTAACCTTTTGTCCTATCATCTCTCGTCAAAGTGAGTACCTCATGGAAGCCAAAAACATTCTCAAGCGTCAGCATGTTCGAGCAGTCGAGGACGCTATCATGGACCTGTCAAAAGAGCCTGCTGGGCTCAAGACCTTCGACAACCTCCCCTCTCTCGCCGCCCACATCACCCGCAAGCTGGGCTTCAAGGTCACTCCGACCAACGTGCGAAGTGCTTGCCGCACGCTCAACGTGGAGTACAATCGGGGCAGCACCAGCCCCGTCGCCTCCCTCCACAACAAGATGACCGGGCTTCAGCTAGCCGTAGACGTGCTCACCAAACGAGTGCAGAACATGGAAGAGGTTCTCACCCGTCCCTCCTCGGCTCCCCGAGCCGTCCCCCTCAACCGTTAGGCCCCCTCATGAGTAACGTGCGTCCCTCTTTACCTGTACGGACAAGCCCTACAACTTGTCACCTGCTCAACCTTGCTGATTGGGTCATCATCTACGGCCCCAACTTGGCACCTATTCGAGCATCTGCATCCTCCACCAGTGACGCTGAAGAGTGGGACAACGGGCTCGACCCCAACCAGCCCGTCCACCTCGTTACCTCTCCTAACCTCCTCGCCTTGATGGGTATCCCTGTCCACATCCGGGCCATCCTCGATCCCTTCGTCCTCGCCCTCATGTTCGGTCTCGATGGCAAACCCCAGCGGGTCCTCATCATCGACACCCGTACCGTGTGCATCGCTCCTTGTACACCGGCATGGAAAGAAGCCTACTTCACGGCCTACAAAGACATTCAGCCCGGTGCCTTCAAGGCTACCGGCATCACCGCCGTCGATCAGGGCCTCACCTCCATCGAAACCCCCTAATACCAACACCTTTTAACAGGGTAACCCCATGCCCAGCGAATCCACGCTCATTGTCAACCGTCCCCCCATCGGCTCCACCATCTTCTCCCTGCCTGTCGAGATGGGACCCAAGGGTCTCGCCAGCCTCCACACCGACTTCCTCCCCATCGCCACCGAGATGATCTCCCACCTTCATGGCCCATCATGCGGGGTAGCCCAAGTCATGATCCGCGTGGAAGTCAACATCATGGTATACAGGAAGCCGGATCATTTGAGTGAGGATGATACCGACGAATCCGGTCCCTCCGTCTCCGCTCCGGGCCCCACTTGGGACAACCCCATCACCCCATCATCGAGATAACCTCCATGCTCCTCCCACTTTTCATCTCACACAAGGAGTGCAAACGCTGTGACCTCCATACACACGTTAAGTCTGTTGGGATGCCTGCTCGCCGTGTTCATTACTCTCTTGTATCTTCTCAAGATACGCCCGCTATTCTCATCGTTGGACAAAACCCCGGCCAGCGAGAAGACGAAGCCGGAGAGTGCTTCGTCGGACCCACTGGACGCCTCCTCCATGCCGCCTATATCGGACAGCGAGTTGAGAAACCTGGACACCCTCTTGATGGAACAGAGGTTGGAGCCGGACTCTGGAAACGAGCAACTATTTTCCTATCTAATGTGGCTCGCTGTGGCACATGGTCAGGGCTCGAACCCTCTAACTCTCAATACGCCCTCTGTGCCCCCTACCTCCTTGAAGACATTCGCCTCATCCTTCCCACCTGTTCCCGGCTTATACTTCTTCTATGTGGTGCCCCCGCCATCTTCCATACCTACAAAGCATTAACAGGGACGGGCATGAAGGCGAAGCAAGCCTTCGACACATCCGGCGAGTACCTTCCCTTCCACGATACCTCCATCCAAATCTTCTCCACCTACCATCCAGCATTCGTTATTCGTAAGAACGCCATGCTGGAAGCCGTCATCAACCACCTCCAACTCCTCCTCGATTCCCTTGACGGCATCAGTGCCACCCCCTCCTCCCCTCACCTCATCCCCCCCTGCTACCCTTCCTCCATCATCAGGGGACTCTAGGAGTATCCTCATGGAAGTGCGTTCAGTTAAAGATGGTACCTACGACAAGAACAACGTCAAGCATTTCTACTGTGGGCGGCGTACCCGTCGTGACTACACCTACTTCGGATTGGGTAACCCCCACGTTGTCACCTCTCACGGTGAAGAGTGCCCTCAGTGCCACCTCGAACACAGCCTAGGGCAGGCCATCGAAGCCTTCCGCACGGACCTCTTCGGCGGCAGCCTCCCCTCCCATGCCCGCCTCATCGCCCTATTACCAGAGGATGCCATCCTCTACTGTTGGTGCCGTCCCCGTGCCTGCCACTGCGACATTATCATCGACTACTGGAACCACGTACATGTCAAACCCCCCTCCCCCCCTGTCTGAGGACCAGCAAGTAGCATTCGATGCCATCAAGAAGTGGTTCCTTGACACCGCCGATCCCGTCTTCCGTCTTGGCGGGCTAGCTGGTACGGGCAAGACCACCCTCATCCGCCACCTCTGCAACTTCTTAGAGCCCTCCTACAACATCACCGTAGCCTCCTTCACAGGCAAAGCAGTTCACGTATTGCGGACCAAGGGCATGACCGAGGCTACCACCCTCCACAACTTCCTCTTCATCGCAACCAAGGACCACAACGAGGTCAAGTACACCTTCATTCCTCGGCCCGCCCACGAGATCCATCAGACAGCCCTGCTCATCGTAGACGAAGCCTCCATGGTGGACACCTTCCTATGGAACACCATCCGCTCCTACAAGCACCTCCGCGTCCTATGCGTGGGGGACCATGGCCAGCTTGAACCCGTGGGTGACAACCCCCGCCTCATGGACATGCCCGACGTTCGCTTGGAGAAGATCCACCGTCAAGCCGAGCATAACCCCATCATCCGCTTCGCCCATCACCTTCGAGAGGGTAACACCCCTCCATACGGCGAGATCGGTAACAACCTCCGCATCTGCAAACGGAGTGACAGCCCCCTCTTCGATGCCTCATGGCAACTCATCTGTGCCTTCAATCCCACTAGACATAAGGTGAATGCTATTTGTAGGCAGACAGCAGGCTATACCGGGCTCATCAACATCGGTGAGAAGGTCATCTGCCTCCGCAACAATCCCCATCACAAGATCTTCAACGGCATGATGGGTATCATTACAGACCTTTACTGGACCCGCTACCGTGGAAACGACCCCATTCCCGTCATCACCATCCTTACAGATGGGGGCGAAGTTCGTGGCCCCATCCCCTGCATCCCCTCCCTCTTCGGCACCACCCCCGAGAAGGATGTTCCTCTTCGCCCCCCTTACCATCCCGATTACAAGGTCCATGAGTTTGGCCAGTTCGACTACGGCTACTGCATCACCGGCCACAAGGCTCAGGGCTCAGAGTGGGAACGTGTAGTCGTCATCGAAGAACTCAGTCGTCTTTGGAACGCCGCCCGTTGGCGTTACACCGTATCCACCCGTGCCTCTAACCAGTTATTGTACCTCACCGAGAAAGGTAGTGCCACATGGCCAAGCGTCCTTCCCCCAAGCGCTCCCCCTCCAAGAGCGACCCCATCCCCCGATTCGGTCGCCACTTCTACATCACCACCGACGTTGCCGACGACGGAGGCTTCACCACCTACTACAAGCACCGAACCACCAACGTCATCCACCTGACCGAGAAGGTCCGTGCCGATGGGTCGTGGGTCGCCTCCTTCAACATGTGCGAGCTGTACGGCGTTCCCATCGGAGCCTCCGTCCTCATCGACAGCGACTTCAACGCCTCCGAGATCTTCAAGTCCTGGCTCCTGGTTTTGCAGAAGTCCTGATGGGTTATTGAGCCAGCCCTTCAGACTCCCCCTCATCAGGGTTACCACCTTCGTGAGGGGTTTATCCCCTTCCCCTTTTCTTGGAGCTAACACATGCCCGCATCATCCAAGCCCGTTTCACCTGCCGGTCCTCGCGTCAAATGCACCGCCCCCGTCCATCGTGGTGCCGCCCTCTTCATCTCCTTCCTCGGTGATTACGATCTCGTCATCTCCACTGCGGGGGGCCTCGGCGTCCCCTCCCACCTTCGCGGCAGCGATAAGAGGGACTTCGAGGCCTTCGCCAAATACTTGTGGTGGCACATCCACGACATGGCCAAGCTCCCCATCTCCCCTCCCTCCTCCGAACCCGAGGGCCCCTCCTCCCGCACCATCCTCTCCGCCGAAGAAGAAGAAGAAGCCATCGAAGAGAGTGATGAAGAGGGTGGTGAAGAGGGGGACAGTGACGAGACCGGCGACCCCGACGAAGCCCCAGAAGCGGGCGTGATCCCTCCTCCTCGGGTGATGCCTCGGCCCCAGCGAGTCATCCTCGACGACCCCGAGAACGAACTCCCCCCTCCTCAACCTCAACACGATCCCTTTTGACCTTTTACCTTTCCAGCAGCAGATTCTCAATGAGGCCTACGCACGTTTCGAGCGACGTATGCACCGTGACTTCCAAGGTGAATGGTTAGCCTTCCCCTCTTTCCCCTCCTTAGAACCTCCCCATGCTGACAACCTCCCTCGACATTGAGACCTATGGTGCGTGCGAGGTGGATTGGTATGGCAACCCCCTCCCCAACCAGAAGTCCCCCAAGAAGCACGATGGTCGCTTCCACCCCATGCGATCCCTTTATACGGATCGCGTTCCTCTTTCATCCCTCATCCTTACTGCCTCTATTACTATCGTTTACGAAGACGGTGAACCATGCCTAACCTTACCCTCCAAGACCTCAATCAAGTCTGCTCCACCATTATTAAGGCGGGACACACCGAGGTTGCCGATCCCGTCTGTCGAATCTACTGGACGGAGTGTGCCTTCGTATTCAGGGACCTCCTTGCCCAACGTATGGGATGCCCAACGAATATCGCGGCTAACACCGGGTCCTACGATGGTGTTCCTGATGCACTTGGCGGACCACCGAGCGATGCTGGCGGAGTGGCTCCGTCAATCATCGACAGTGTTAGGCATGAACCTCATGTTCGACTTCCCCTACCTGAGAGTCCTGCCTGAGTTCCGATTTTTACTTACCCCATCCAACCAGCGATACCTCATCGACCTCTCATGGGTCAACTTCTTACACTCAGAGCTTCGTACTGCGAAGTCCTTGAAGGCTTTAGGTCCTGTTACCCGCAAGTTCGCTTACAGCGACGACAACTCCTTGAAGAAGCGTCGCTTCCCCTCTCCTCAGTGGGTGGACAAGGTTACTGGTGCCTCCCTCATCTCCTATCAGGCCCAAGACCCTCACAACACCGTCCTCGCCATTGCCGAGTTTGCTCGCCGCATCATTCGTGATTGGGGCCCCGACACCCCCAAGCTCTCTCCCTATTCCATTCGCTTCTTTACCGACAACATGTGGTCCTGCATCCGTATGCTTGAAGCAGGCATCCCCATGTCTTACAGCCGCCTTTATTCGTTGTTGGATAGCTGTAACAAGACCAAAGAAGAGACCTTCGCCCTTGCCAAATCACAGGGCCTCCTCCTTGGCGGTAACAAGAGCGAGAAGTCCAAATCCACATTCATTCAGTCTGTGGTACAGGAGATAGATAACCCATGCGTCATCGCCGACCCGCCCCCTACGCCCTCTTCTGCTACGGTTGCCTCATCATCGCCTTCGCCGGTGCCATCAACCTCACCATCACGGCCTGGGCAACCTACCTCCATTCTGTTGCATCCTCTTCTCAAGAAGACCGACAAGAAGCGGCAAGTCTCGTGGGCAGATCAGAACCGCCTCTTGTTCCGTCTCGCCCTTCCTCCCTCCCACCCCCTCCAATCCCAGCTCAAGCTCATTGACCGTTACTCGGGGGCCTGCAAGCTCATCGGCTCATACATTACCCCCTTGTTGTTTCATAAAGCTAACGATGTGGATGATCGTTGCTCCGCCCTCATTCCCCATGAGGAACCACCACCATGCCCTTCCGATACCAACTTCCAGTTAGTTCTTTCCTCTACACCATCTCCATCTTCACCATCTCTATCGCCTACAAGTCCTTCACTTCCCTCCCCCTCCTCCTCATCGCCACCCTCGTCCTCTGGGCCACCTTCTTCTTCTGGGCCCGCGAAGTCCTACACGAAGCCCGCCGTGCAACAGCGGCTCGGTATCAGTGATCCCGACATAGGCCTCGGCTTCCCTGCCATCTACATCATCCCCTCTTATTCCTCTGACTCCTCAGATGATGAGGGGGGCCAGCAACAAGTTCGCCTCTCCTTCAAGAAGCCCGCCGCACAGACCTTTCCCAAGCTCGTCAAGGCCTGTTACAAGTCTCGCTTCGGTGCCTCCGGTCACATCCGCTCCTACGATATCAAGCAAGCCGAGTTGGCGAGTGCGGCTGTCCTCTCGGGCGAACAGACCATCATCGACGCCTTCCTCCACAACCTTGACCTACACACCATCCGTGCCGAGCAAGTGTTCGGCATCCCCATGCTCATTGCTAAGTACGGCCCTAACTATGCGAAGGACCCTTACTTCAAAGAACTAGAGCGGCAGTGCTGCAAGCATGGTAACTTCACCGACCTCAACTGGGGCTCCGCTGAAACCCTCCGCATCACCATCCTTAAGAAGGGCAAGGCCGACATCCCCATCGCCTTTTGCAGGGACGTAGTAGCCTCTAGATCTAAGGTCCGTCCTCAGTTGTTCAGGTGGCAGAACCAATGGCTAGAAGAAACGATGCGGACCCACCGCTGCATCCTCCCTTATACGGGCCACTCTCGTTCCTTCACCGGCGAGATCAAGGGTAACGATGCCTGCGAAGCCATCAACTTCCCCATTCAAGCCATCGCCGCTACCGCCGAACTCAGCGTCCAAGCCTACATCCACGATCATTTACCCTCCATCAATGATCCCTCCTGCCCATGCTACATGTTCCTCAATACCTATGACGCATTGTGGTTCGACACATTGAACAGCTACGCACCCACATTGGATCGTATCGTGGAGGATGCGTATGAGTTCGTCCGCACTAAGGGTTACTGGTACATGATGTGCGACCACTTTGGCCATAGCGTCCCCCTATTATACGATGCCTCCATCCACACATAGGAGCCTCATCAATGCCTCCCTCCATCACCGTCAACCTCAACCCCCCTCCCATCAAACCCCCACCTCCTCGTCCCGAGTTATATGGGGTGGTGTATTGGAATCCCGACTACTCCCTCTGGATGTTCAGTGCATCCTACACCGAGATAGACAAAGCTAACCAGCTTGCCATCGCCAAGCGGGGTTGCTCACCCCAAGTTATCACTATTCCCTCCGAGCATCCATTGACTTCTCCCCCCTCTTCATCTACCCTGTTAGGATGACCCAAGGCATTTCGTCTGTCGCCGGGCTATTCGTCTTCCTAACCGCGTCACGTTTCGTATCCCAAACACCTCCCGCCCTTCCGACCGACATTTCCTTGAAGTCCATCACAGAGGCGGGCTCTGTCGCCGTCATCACCGCCCTGTTGGTGTGGCATATCTGTATCTATGGCCCCCGCCGCGAGCGTGCCCAAGAAGAACGGGAGCAGCGTGATCGTGCTGCCCGCGACGCCCAAGTTCAGGCCTACCTCACCCTGATTCAAACCATCAGGACTGAGGAGAATGCCCGCCGTAACGAACTCATCTCGCTGTTGCGTCCCGAACACGGTAAGCCCTCCAAGGGTGCCTAATGGCTTCCACCATCATTCTCCTCCAAGATGCTAGAGAGAAGACACCCCTCACCTTCCCCTCTACCATCAACATCCTCACATCCTCAAATCCTTATAGGGTAGTCCCCCACTTTGTCCACGTTGTCAAGAAGACCCTCATCACAGGGGACTACGCCATTCAAGGTGCAGAGGATGCCTGCCTCGTAGAGCGTAAGGGCAGCCTCCAAGAAGTGGCCATGAACTGTACCGATGATCGGGACCGCCCCCGCTTCATCCGTTCCCTAGAACGCCTCTCCTCTTCTTGTCGCCACCCCGTCCTCCTTTTCGAGGGGGACATGAAAGCTGTCCTCAAACCCACCCCTCGTCTACCTAATCCGGGTCCAGCCCTTGACGCACTGTTCCGACTGCTCCTAGACTACCGCATCTCTTTCCACACTTATCGCCCCACGTCTATGGCAGACCGTAGGACGTGCGGTGAGCTGGTCGTCCGACTTCTCTTTGCGGGAGCTAACTCATGCCTCTCTTCCTCCGTCAAGTCCAACTCTTCCCCCGAATGTGCGATGATGAGTCTGGCGGGCTTGCCGTCCTAAGCCAGACCTCCACCACCATCGTCGCCAATACCAACAGCAAGGTGAAGTCGGGCACCAACACATCTGGTGCAGACTCCCAGCTCAATCCTTATGGGGTCGTTGCATCTACCGTCCTCAACCACGGCAACGTCGTCATCCTCTCCGTGCCCGATGGTGCGAACTACCTCGATCTCTTTAACGAGTGGGTCGGTTCTAACCCCACCGTCAGCCCTGTCGTCCGGGTCTTTGGCGAGGTTCCCCACCGTGTCGAGAACCCCGGCTCCGGTAGCCTCGCGGGCCAAACCTTCAACTGGCCCTACGATTACAACAGTGCCTTCTTCAACCCCTCCACGGCCAAGGAGGGCACCGATTGGAAGCCCCTGAACAACATCGCCTCGGGCTCCCACGACATTACCCTTTCCAGCACCATCGTGTTGGACAACGGTACCTCCAAGCGGGGTGCCTCCACCACCGTCAATCTTCGTGGCTGCAAGCGTGTCATGGTCCTCATTGACACGGCCTGCGTCACTCCTACCCACTCTCTGGTGGGCGGCCACTTCGGTTCCTAACTCCGTCCTCTCCACATCCCCTCTGCACCCGACCGGCACCGTTGGGGAGACCCGACTAGAAAGGTGGCTCCTTTGAAGATTAATCCGAAGGCTATCCGTAACGTATCCAAGATTGCCGGAGCCCTCGGGCCCCTCTTCAATAGGACCGGCAAGGTATCCGTCTGCCTCTTGGGGGACTCCACCATCGAACTCGGTGGGCACGGATGGGACAATGGCATCACCTTTGCTCTCATTCAGCAGGGTATCCAGCAATTCGGCACCGGTCTCCACGGCGTCGGTGAGTCTACCGGTGTTGGTGCCCACCACTCCAACACCCCCAACACGCAGAACGGTCTTTATAGTGCCCTCCCTGCTGAGTGGCAGAACTACTGCCGCAACAAGTCCGGTGAGGCCGGTCACCTTGGTCTCCTCGATAACTGGTTCTGCACGGCCAACCAAGCTGCTGGTACCTTCGGCGTCTCCCTCTTCGGCAACAACGCTTACGGATATAGCCGACCCGCCCCCTTCCTCGCAGAGAACCTCACGGGCCAGTTGTGGTACCTCACTACTACCGCCGCTACTGCGGGTGCCCAGCTTACGGTGGGCGGTCGCAAGGAAACGGGCTCCGATCAGACCCAAGTAGTCAACGTAGAGAACTTTGATGGGGCCATCGGCGGCACCTTCACCCTCACCTTTGGTGCCGTCACTACCGGCAACATCACCTACAACACCACTGCGGCTACCTTGCAGACCAACATCAAGACCGCCATCGAAACCGCCCTGCCCGGCAAAACGGTGACGGTAACTTGTACAACGGTGACTCCGGGTGCCTTTGTTGCTCAGATCGTCTTTACGGCCCCCGCTGCTACCGATCAGGCCATTTGCACCGTGAATACGGGCACCCTAGTTCAGAGATTCGCTGGGCGTCCTATCGAAACTCTTGTCTATGCAGCCCCTTCGGGCAAGGGCTTCTACCTTGCTCAGGGTAGCGATACGGTTCTTGATGCCGACAGCCAAGCCTCCATCGGCATGGCCCGCCACGACCGATCCTTTGCTGCCAGTGCTGCACGGGATTGGCAGATTGGCTTTCAGCTTAACAAGACCTCTACGTGTCTGGCCCCGTGGGTGAGCCTCTTTGCGGCCTTCAAGGCTACCGACAGGACCACAGGCTTTGCCCTTACCCCCATCATGTATGTGGGTGGTCAGCCTGCTAGGATTCATGCTACCCGCCTCCAAGCCCAAACGGTGGAGTTCCTCGGTAGCCTCTTTCAAGCCATCGCGGAACATGCGGGTGCCGCCTCACCAGCCGTCCACCCCATCCTCATCCGCATCACAGATGGTGCCAATGATCGCAGCGACTCCACGCTTTCTGTGGGGCCCTCTCCGGCTGCATCCAACACCCAAGCTGGTTTCTACGATAACCTTCTCGCTATCGTGAACCGCATCGAAGCCGTCTACGCCGCCCGTGGATGGTCCACTGCCAACCTCTTCTTCTACTGTGCCACGTCTACGCCCCTTGTGGATGGGGATGCGGATATGGCATTCGCCCGAGCCGGAGCCAATCAGCTATCTGATGTTCTGCCTCGCTTCGCCGCCTACGATCCCTCCAAGGTGCATGAGGGCTTTGCTACGGATGTGACAGGCCTAGCCTACTCGGGTGCAGACTTTGCCCACTGCTCAGTGACGGGCTTCAAGGTGTGGTCCGAATACGAAATGGGCAGTATGCGAGAAGCCTACCTCAACTACACAGCCGGTTACCCCACTGAGGGGAATGCTGGTACCCGTGTCGAGTCCCGCTCCGGTTCCCGCTCCTAACTCCCGCCTATGGAAAATGTTGAGCCCCCCGACGTAACTCCCGTTCCCCCTCCTGATGGATGGAACGAAGGAGTTCTTCCCTATCTCCGTGCATACGGGATCATTCCCCGCCCCTTCATCCCCATCACATCCTCCATGCACCGGTCAGCCTCCTGTGACCCCTTCCTCTTTTACCTCACCTACATCCTTGGCCTAGCCCCCTCCTTCCGCGTCTCTTCTAAGGCCCTAGTACGAGGATCGTGGGCCCATGTCCGCTTGGAGTACGCTGAATCCCCCGCCGCCGCTGTCCCCTCCCTCATGCAGGGTCGTCTCAATACCCGCTTGGCAGAGATAGATCTTACGGGGGAGGCTTGGGGCTTGGATCGTCCCACCCTTGATAGGTACAAAGAGGATGAAACGAAGTCCTTCAAGACGGCGTGGGCATGGTTCGATGCTCTCTCCGATGTTCGGCTACCCGCAGAAGCTACGGGCTTGTCCCGTCCCAGCACCTTCCTTGACTACCTCCTCCATCCCTCCCTCATGTGCCTCGGGCGTGAGATCAGGGCCCACCTTTGGGTCCGTCTCCCCAATCGTGAACCCTTCCTCGTCAGTGCTACATTCGATAGGGTCTACCTCAACACTCAGACCAACCAACTGTGGATCTTTGACTTGAAGACCTGCGACGATATCCCCTCTCGCCGCTTAGAGACCGTCCACTTCGAGTTCCAGACCCAGCACTACCTCTTCATCCTCCGCTCGTTGTTAGAAGGGGGACACCTCAATCACATTGCTGGTATCAACGCTCAGACGGTAGTGGGGGGTATGTGCCATCTGGCCATGCAGAAGCCCTCCATCAACTTTGATCGGCGGGTGGACCGTCCCTTCAAGTTCAATGAGCATGTCCTCAAGTCTGGCCCACGTAAGGGGCAGATCGAACTGCGGAAAGAGTTCCTGAGCGAGGAACCCCTGTTCGACCTCTATGTGGAACGCTGCAAGCGGTGGTACCGTGGTGAAGGCGAGTACCTAGAGGAACGTGCTGAGCGTGTCGTCCATCCCCCGGTCAACTTTTCTTTCAGCCCGACAGTGAAGGTGCTTGACGAGGATGGACTGCCCGACTACTATTCCCGGCTGGGAACAATCTTGGACCTGTGCCAGAAATCGGACCAACCCCCCGGATGTTTTACCCGCAACGCTCGTTCCCTTTCTGCTAGGGAGGGGAACGATATTCTCCGCTCCTTCTACTTGTGTACCCCCCGTCAGTGGCCTGAGATCGTCGCCAGTAACAAGATGATCCAGCATTGGCGGGATTCCGATGTAACCCCCAATACTTCATCCGGCTTTTACAACACCTTTCCAGTGAGTCCCACATGAGTGATCCCACCCCCATCGTCCCGCCCACAGAGACCCGTATCATCCCCCTCTACGATCATATCATGGTCGTGAGGGACCAAGCCACTCAGAAGGTGGGAGGCATCATCATCCCCGAGCAAGCCAAGGAACCCCCGAACACAGGACAGGTCATCTCCACCGGTGAGGGCCGTCTGTGCCTCAGCCAAGTCATCGTTGAGGGGGGCGGTGCTGATAACCGCGACCTCCTGTGCAAAGCTCATGTGGAGCCCCTCCGCGTTCAAGTGGGTGATAAGGTTCTCTTCCAGTCCTATGCCGGTACTCAGATCAAGATCCCCGGCACCGACGTTGAGGCCCTCATCATGCGAGAGGATGATGTGATCGCCATCATCTTGGAGCGGCCCGCCATCGACACTACCGATGTTGCCGCTGCCGACTGTGCTGATCCGGCTCCCGACCCCTCCATCTAATCGTCAGTCCCTATTTGCACCCTCGCTGTGAGGGTGTGGTTTTCTTGTCCCCCTATTCCTTGAAAGGAATAATCTCATGAGTAACACTGCCCCCGACCTCACTCAGCCCGTCACCACCAAGGCGAAGAAGCTGAAAGCGGATGGTACCCCCGTCGCCGTGTCGAAGAAGAACGACTTCGGCGTGTCCGAGAAGAACCCCTTCAACACCTACGCTCCCCGCATCATGGAGCAGATGATCCGCCCCGACATTGCGGCGGCCATCGCGTCCTTCGGTGTGGCGGGCCCCAAGTCCGTGAAGCAGATCACGGATGCCTACAACACGGCTACCGGGGCTGGCGTGTCCGTCAACACGGTGCGGTCGTGGCTCCGCACCCTCGGCTACTCCATCGCCGTCCGGGCCGTCCTCACCCTCGACCCGAGCAAGCAGGCTCCCGCCGCCAGTGCGGACCCGGAAGCGGCCAACTTCCAGTTCGACCGCCCCCCGTCCATGGGTAACGGCTGATCGTCATGCTGGCCCCTGCCGGTACAACCTTCACTGTTCTCAATGACAAGGGGAGTCTAGCCATGTCGAAGTTTGGATCGTTCGGCGTTGCTTCAACCCGCCAGTGGATCAAGCCATCCCGCCTCAAGGCAATCATCATTGGCGACTACAACTCAGGGAAGACTACCTTCCTTGCTTCTAACCCGGCTGCGTTGATCGTTAACGTAGACCTCTCTTCTACACCAGTCCCCTCGCCGGACTCTCCTCCGCCCCCTGCTCAGATTTGGCCTGCCATGTCTCCTGATGGGTTTGCGATGCACCCGGACGGTACCCCCGTCAAGGGTTTCGGCTTCGCCCCCATCAGGAAGCTGGCGGACCAACTCGTTGAGGCAGCACAGAAGAACCTACCTCGTCCCGAGATGGTAGTCTTCGATTCCATCACTGAGTTGTTCAACATGTTGCGTCGCTACACGCTTGAACACTTCGAGAAGGAAACTTGGGATGAGGGCCGTGGTGATGCCATGTGGGAGTGGCTCTACCAACAGCTTAACACCTTGTTCACTGACCTTCGTGAGGTCGGCTACGGGGTGTGGGTTGTGGCTCACATCTCTCCTGAAACCATTACTGACGGGGACGGCAAGAAGTCCGTTCGGTGGTCCCTCTCAACTCCCCCAGGGTTCTTCAAACGCTTCTACGGCACCTTCGAGTTGGCCTTGGAGATGCAAAAGGGCGTGCAGGTATCCGTGAAAGAAGTCGAACGGAAGGTGAAAGTCGGTGACGGCTACACCATCATGAAAGACACGGAGACTGTCAAAGAATCCTCCTTCACACTCATCGGGGAGAATCCCACTCGAATCTCCCTTTACAAGCGACGAGTTTGCTTCCCCGAACGTCTCAACGTACCCGCCATAGGGGGTTGGGCTATCTTCGAGGAAGCCTACTTGAAGGCGGCTAAGCCCGTCACCTAGTAGCCTCCTCCCTCTTCCATCCTTCCCCTTTCCCTTTCACTCTTTCGGAGCATCACTTTGGATACCAATCTCTCAGCTAATATCGTTTCGGGTCTCGACGCTTTCAATGAGGACTACGCACAGGCGAAAGCCTCCACTGGCGGTGCCCAGCGCCCCCCCAAGGGCGAATGGGACAACACCGTGAGTTCCATCAACGTCACTACCGAAGATGTGAAGATGCGTATCGGCAAGTCCGAAGAGATCCCCGCCTTCGCGGTGGACTTCAAGTACAAGCTGCTCGGCGGCTCGTCCTCGCTGCCCAACGAGATGAAGCAGGGTCAGGAATGGCCCGGTCGCCGCTTCATCTTCCCCACCTGCGGCATCCACAAGATGCCCGCTGGCGTCACTGAGGGCAAGAAAACCCAGCTCCGCATTCAGCTCGAACGGCTCAAGGGACACTTGACCACGCTGCTCGGGGCGGCCTATACTGGCAATCTCCCTGCCGACATTCAGAAGGCGATCCAACTGGTGTCGAACAAGGACGCGATCATCGCCGTGCGTGTGAACTGCACGTACCGGACGAAGGAAGATGACACCAGTGACGAAGGTACGACCTACTTCGATGAGTACCTCATGCGGCGTCTCTCGTAATCCGAGAACACCCGACTACATCCTTTTCTCCTCTACCCCCACTTCGGGTGGGAGCTTGCTTCCCCAGCGACTCCCACCCTTATTCGTTTAATGGGAGTGCCCCCCTAACCGGGGGCCCCCCCTTTGGGAGACCCGTGGCCCCCCGCCGAGGAAACAGAGCGGGGGGTTTTTGCCCCTGATCCCGTGTCAGACAGAGATTGTGTGCATCCCGCCAGCCGTACCGGAACCGGGCAACCCCTTCATTGCCTACTACACCTTGAAGGTTCTGGTCCCACCCTCTCCTCTTCACCTGCCATCCTGCTTCGTAACTGACCTCAGTGAGAAGCCCCACTTCGTCACCGTCCCTACTACATGGTCCTACCTACAGACCTCTCAGGGTAACTACTGGTGCCTCACCCCTACCTTTCCCACTTCCAAGCCTTCCTATCCTGCGGGCCCCTCCTCCACCCTCTTCCCTCCCATCAAGCTGTTGTTGAGGTATACGAAGGACCAACTAACTCATATCAACTGCCAGATCAAGCAGAACTACACCAAGATATTGAGGGATAAGTTCGGTCCTCCCAACCCCTCCAACCTCGACGTATACATCACGTTCATGGAGGCCCTTCGTCCCTCCTGCATCGACTACACCTCTCCCACCTCCTTCTCCCTTTGGGTTCAATCCCCCCTCGTCCCCGAATCCTTTCGCACTTGGCTAGCTAAAGAGCAAGGCCCCATCTTTATTGGAGACACATGATTATCCTCGATCCCGAGCAACGCGATTCTACCGTCCAGTGCCTCACCCTGAACGCCTATCAGGGTGCCGCCCGCTCCACCGCCCTCTATCCGCCGGGCCTCATCTACCCCACCCTGAAACTGTGCGGAGAGGCCGGTGAATTCTCTGAGAAGGTGGGCAAGATCATCAGGGACTTCCCTGCCGCCCGCAAGGACTTCATCATCGACCTCACCGACGCCCAACGCATGGCCCTCCGTGCAGAGTTGGGGGATGTGCTGTGGTATGCTGCGGCCCTCGCCCACGAACTCGGCACCACCCTTGGCGAGATTGCCTATGACAATCTGGTTAAGCTGCAACAGCGGAAGGCGACGAACACCATTCAGGGTTCGGGCGACAACCGCCATCTCACTGCCTCCTCCTCCAATAGTTAATCAGCCCCCCTTCATCCAGTAAGGCCACGCCATGAGTATTTCTGTTTCTGCTCGGGCCGAGATCATTGCTCGGCGTAACTACCATCGCCCTCTCAACCTCAATGATCCCCGCTCTCCCTTTGAGACTTGGGAGCAGGTCATTGGTAGGGTCATCCAGCATCAAGCATGGCTTTGGAACAGGGCTATCGGTCGCGGTGACGTAGACCCCTCCAACCTCTTCACCCGTGCGGACCTCATCGCCTACTTGGGCTCAGAAGCCCGTGCCGATGAACTCTGCGAACTCTTCAAGTACATGCACGCCCGTGCCTGCCTCGTTGCCGGGCGTACCCTTTGGCTGGGCGGCACCCCCACTTCTCGCCGCCGCGAAGCCTCTCAGTTCAACTGTAGCTACACGGAGTTGGAAACCCCAGCCGACAAGCGGGACGCCTTCTGGCTGTTGTTGCAGGGGTGTGGAGTAGGGGGCCATCCCCTGCTTGGCTCCCTCTACTCCTTCCCCCGTCACATCCCATTACTGGAAGTCATACCCACGAACCCCGACCTGCGAGAACGTATCCAGCACAGTGCCCTCAAAGTGGTAGACGATGGAGGGGTCAAAACCGGCGTCCTCGTCGTAGGGGATTCCGCCGAGGCCTGGGCCTACGCCGCTCAACTCTTTCTGACCTTCTCGAAGAGTGTGGGTAAGCTGGTGCTGGACTGCTCGAACATTCGTCCGGGCGGGCAACGGCTGAAAGGTTACGGTTGGATTAGTCATGGTCATGGCCCCCTTGCTACGGCGTTCAATGAAATCTTCAAGATTCGGAACGAAGCACCGGGTACAGCCCTGACCTTCGCCCAAATCCACAACATCTTCAACCTTCTCGGTACCGTCCTATCTACCCGTCGCAGTGCCGAGATTGTTCTCTGTGATGCTACGGATAAGCATATGGAGGAGTTTGCTCTTTTCAAGTCCGACATGAAAGATTCTGGCTGGTGGAAGTACATGTCGAACAACACCGTGTCCTTTGACACCTACGATCCGCCCGTAGACGAGATCAACCGCCTTTTTGACCTCATGGTGGCCTCTGGCGGCAGCGAACCCGGTATCCGCAACGCCTACATATCCAAACAGCGTGCCCCGTGGGCCCGTGGCTGCAACCCCTGCGGCGAAATCCTCCTCCCTAATAAGGGCTTCTGCAACCTCGTGGAAATCAACGTAGCCCATCAGTGGTTCCTCGATTCCCCCGCCCTCCTCCAACGTGCTACCTACCTCATCGCCCGTGCCAACTATCGTCAGACCTGTGTTAACCTTCGTGATGGCATCCTCCAAGATGCGTGGCACACCAACAACGAGAACCTCCGTCTCTGTGGCGTCTCCTTGTGCGGGTTGGCTAGGTTGGGCAAGCTCGATCCCATCTGGTTGGAGGAGTTGCGTTCAGTAGCCCATTGGGGAGCCGATAGCATGGCCGACGAGCTTGGCACCCCCCATTCCGCCCTTGTCACCACCATTAAGCCGGGCGGCACCCTCCCCAAGATCATGGACACCACCGAGGGATTCTCGATGCCCCTCGGTCGCTACATTTTCAACTGGGTCAACTTCGAGAGTTACGACCCACTCCTTAGCCTCTTGAAGCTGGCTGGTTACGAGGTCATTCCCCATCCTTCCAATGGAATGGAGAATAAGTTCCTCGCCTGCCTTCCGCAAGATTTCGGGTTCGAGCCCCACATCGAAACTGCCGTAGAACAGTTGGATCGTTACGCCATCCTCATGCAGTCATGGTGTGACCACAACGTATCCTGCACCATCTACTACGAACCCCATGAGATAGAGTCCATCAAGCAATGGTTCGCCGAACCAGCCAACTGGCGGTCCTACGTCGGTTGTTCTTTCCTTCCCCGCACCCCCACAGAGACCTATGACTACTTTCCCCAAGTGGCCGTAACAAGAGAACAATATGAGCTATACACGTCCAAACTTCGTCCCATCGACTTCAATGGGTTCGGCTCCCTCAACCGCACAACCGAAGTCGAGTGCGGCGGTGGGGCCTGCCCCGTCCAGTAGCATCACCCCCGCCGAACTCTTCGACCTTCACTCACGCCTCACCGAAGAAGCCCGCACCCTCATGGGTAACAAAAACCATGACTACACGGCGGGCTCCGGTGATGCCCTCCACAACTTTAGGGGTGCTGTCACTCGGGGACTGGTGAGGAACGCCGGGGCTAGCGTCCTCGTTCGCATGGACGACAAGTTCGCACGCCTCTGCTCCGCCTCCCTCACAGACCTTAAGGTCGCTGATGAGAAGGTAGTCGATACTGTCAAAGACCTCATCAACTACGCTGTCCTGTTCTACGCGGCCTATCGAGAGGGTGATGCCCAAGCCCTTAACAACATCAAGGAGGGCATCAGCACTAACCTCGAAGACCTCCGAACTGCGAGTGACCCCATCGCTGGGCAGCATACCTCTCTCCCTCCTCGTTTTCGTGGCTCTCGCCCTTATTCAAAGGTGCTGGTAGCTACGGGATGCTTCGACCAACTCCATGCGGGCCACATCCATCTCCTCGCCCGTATGTTCCATCATGCCTGCGACGTTAAGGGGGCCATCGAACTGTTCATTGATAGTGATGAACGGGTAACCCAACTCAAGGGACCCGGCAGGCCCATCCAGTGTTTCGGGGCTCGCTGTGAAGCCATCTTCACCTTCTTCAAGACCTTCCTCACCCTGCCGGGAGAGTTCCGTCCCCCCATCAGCATCTTCAGCTTCACTACTATGGGGCAGTTGGAGGACCTCTTCAAGTCAGCTAACCCCACCCATGTCTATCGTGGTGGCTCCGCCCTCCAGAATGTCTACACGGGGGGCCTGCATGGTGTAGAGTTGGTATTCGTCCCCATCCTGCCCGGTCACTCAACCACAGAGAACCTCGAAGCCAAGATGGGTAAGGCCCTCTAGGGGTTGAAGTCGGCAGCGGAGAAGGGTCCCCACCTATTATCGCCGGGCTGTTCAGCCCTCCTCCTGTTGGGTACCCTCTCCGCCTTTATCGCTTCACGGATGGCAGCCACGGTTTCCGGGTGTAGCACAGACTCACGGGGAGTCCTACTCGCGGCTGTCGAGAGACCGACCAACGCTTCCGGTGGCACATTGAAGTTCTCCGGTATAGCCTGACCTGCGATCTTTGCATATTCTTCCCTCACTTCGGGCGGCATCCTATCCAACTGCCGTTCCACCCTCGGGGTATCCATCCTGCTCAGGAACTCTTTCCACTGAGCCTTGGTCACCGTCAAGGGTACCTTGAACCTCTTATCGAACTCCTTGGCCATCCGTTCCGCCTTATCGGATTGGCCATTCACCATCATTCTCATATACTCTCGTCGAGCATTAGTGATCTCATCCCTCTGCTTGACCAGATATTGCATCATCCCACTCTCACCCCCTAGGGCTCCCATGTCCACGCCTAGACTCTTAGCCATTAGCGTGCCCACCCCTTCCAGCCCAATCAGGTTACCGGTCTGATCGTACACGGGGGCCCTACCATCACTGGTAAGAGTGTTCCATCCGGCATACCTCTTCTGCCCAAGGAACTTGAGGGGCCCCAAGTCGGGCATACTCCCCATCATCCTGCTTAGGGCCACGCCCGCAGGCAACAGCCTAGGCAGCGTCCTCGTCAGCAGGGCCTGATCCTCTTCAATCCATCCCTTGATTGCATCCAACGGGATATCGAGAATGGGAGGCAGTGGCAACGGGGTGGCCGTGTCCCTCGAATCTATCCTGCCTTGGGAGAGGCCGGGCACGATATCCGTAACCGCACTCGCCAAGCCCGCCCTACTGATATCGGCTCCTGTTAGGCTCTTGGCAACCTCATATCCGAGAGCCGAAACAGCCATACCCCTCGCCGTGTCATTTGCGAACCCAATGAGCGATTGCATCCCCTCCCGCCCGGCTAGCTTGGGGCCGGTGTAGGTCCACGCCGTAAAGCTCCGTAGCGGGAATGTGAGGAACTGCCTCAGCAGCGGGTTAGCCAGTGCCCGTCCCGTGATAAATCCCTGCCCCCTCGATCCCAGCGTAGTAGTCTCATCAAGGAAGGCCTGTGGCGTATTCATCCAATGGCTACCATACTGACTCTCTCTAGTCAGGGTGCGGATGTTGTCCACCATCAGTTCAGGGCTAACCTTGATCCCCTTACTGATCGCCTGTTGGGTCCTGTAGTAGGCCGTATGAGCAGCCACATTCCTATTCATGATCTCCGCCTTGGAGAACAGGGCCATCGGATACTCAAAGAGCCATCGTTCGGCCTTTCCCTTCACCTTATGCTCCGTCAGCATACTTTGGAAGATGCGACCCTCCAAGTTCTCCATCGTGTCACCGGCCACCTCAAGAAGATCTTCTCCCTTCCAGTTGGCGAACTTATGGGTCTCCCTCAACAGTTGGGCCCGTTCATAGCTGGTGATGGGCTTGAACCCCGTTGCCGCCCTCTTACTGATATAGGCTCCCATCTCCTTGAAGGCTTCGGAGTACCCCTTCAACACATTACCATACCCACCCCACATCCCCGCGAAGAGGAAGGGCTGAGTAGCGTTGACGATAGCCGAAGGTATATTCAGTGCCAAGTGGCTACTGTAGAGCCCCTTCGTGATCCAGTTCTGTAGCTGCTGGCCCTCCTCGAAGGCATCATCCGTGTTGTCGCCCCACTCCCTCATGGTCTTGATGAACTTCTTGCCGAAGTCACTCCCGCCCTCAATAGCGGTAGCAGCGTCGGTATCGAGGAACGCCCCCATCAGTTGCTTACCCTTCGTGATCGCCGATACCTTGAGCAGGCTTTCCGTACCTACCCTACCCAGCAGTCGGGGTACCACGATCTTGCCAATACTGTCACGCTGCCACCAGTTACGGGCTACCCCATAATCAGCGAAGAGTACATCGGCCACAGTGAACCCGCCCATCGGCTCATCCGCCGTCCCCTCAATCTCTTTCAAGGTCTTGTCGAGCCCGGCCCTCTTACCACCGAACGCCGCCCTATGAGTGGCCGCGTCCGTACCCGTCTCACCCCATGGCTTCATCTTGCCGATCAGCGTACCATCCACTTCTCGTACACCGGGGCCTACATCCTGCACGAACATGGCATAAGTGCGGCTCATCGAGTCTACATGCTTGCCAATAGATTCGCTGGGCCTGATCCTAAAGAACCTCACCGACCGATCATGGTTAGAGGTATCCTTCAAGATCTCTACAGCCTGCTGATACTTCTTGGTACCCTCCTCCGTCGCCCCCAATATCTCAGCCTGAGCCAGCAGATCATCGGGGTGATAGACGACCGGATTAAGCTGCCGTGGCACAGCACTACCACCAACCCTCATCGAAGAGGCCCACCGAGCCTCCTTGACAGGCACGCCCCCAACTTCCTTCCCCTTGTTGATCGTACTCACCACATTCAACGGCATATAGAACTGATCCTTCCGAATAGGATCAAGCACTGCCGTCTTCACCATCCCCTCGAACGCCTCCCTCGTAATGGTGCCAGCTTCGACTTCCTTAACGAGGTCTCCCATGACGGTGCGGACCATCTCCCGCCCGGCGAGTTCTTGGGCGTTCATCTTCTCCCCCAGCCCCTTGGGAAGGTTAGCCCACAGCCTTGTTACCGCCCTCTCATCCTTGAAGACCATCTCCGCCGTCTTCTTGAACGAACCCCTTGCCGAATCGACCAATCCCTCAGCTCCATACTTACTAAGAATAGTGCGGGGATCAATCATCACCTCCCTCGGGAACTCGACAGCCTGCAACTCCATCTTCCCATCCTTCAAGATGGGAACCATCCGGGTCACATCCTTATCCGCTCCCCTCAGTGCAGCATCCAAGCTAACCGAGATTTCCTTGGCAGCCGTGGCCTCTCTACTTCCCGCTGCGTACTTCTGCCATTCGAGCCCATGCTTGCCTAGACCATTCCCCAAGATAACCTTCTCCAACTGGTCATTGAATGCGACGTACTCCCCACTCCTCAGCATCTCACCCTGGCCCCGGAGGAACTGGTTGACTGCCTTGCCCGCCCTTGTATTCATGAGAGCCTGTTGGGTGGTGAGGGCCCCCGCACTAGCGAGTAACGGGGCCCTCTCCATCACATAGGCCGTGTACTTCGATGCCAGCTTGAACATATCCCCCACGGGCTTCTCACCAATGGGGCTAGTCAGAAACAACATCCATACCCACGGGTTCATGGCCACATCAACGAGGGCATTCGTAACACTGCTGTTACCAGCGGCCATCTTCAACCTATCCGTCATGCTATCCCGCTCGCTGGGGGATAGGGACGAGGGATCAGTAATGGTGCGACCGAGGGCCCCCCACTCGCCATCCCAAGCCTGCTTGAACATGACGCCCGGTGCATCATAAACAGTAACGGGACCGAACTTGTTCCCCATTTGCACTTCAACTGGCATCACTGCCTCCTTGTTAACGAAAAAGCCCGCCACGCTTGGGACGTAGCGGGCCTCGCACATGGCCTTAGCAAGCTCGTTGGGGTGTGTCCCGCCTCCCCCAACTCACGAGGCCATCACCGAACTTCACATCATGTAGTGCTCTTTAGCCTCACATGAATGATGAGTCCTTCCATATCCAATTCAGCATGGGCACTGGTATGTATGAACAACCTTGCCCCTGCCGGTACGATTACCTTGGTGGGATCAATGGTCAGCTTGAACATGGTGTTAGCCACCGTGGACTCGCTCAAGTCCTTCTCTAACGTGATGTACTGACCAGCGATATCCGCAGCCGCCGTCGTCTGCCCATTATTAACCCACCCCAGCCTGATTATAAGTTGGTCAGCAGCCACTACCGTGCAGATGCAAGTAGCTAGCAGCACTTCCATCTCACGGTCCAAGAAGTAGGGCAGGACCTGATTGGTCTCACTACCAAGCAAGACTTGCCCCGGCGTATCCAGATTCGCACCGAAGGGCCCGAAGTCCTTGTTCACGTACTCCTGGGGATACGTGACCGCCCCATCTCCCGTCTCAGAAGGCGATCCAAAAGGAATGCTCTCCATCACAGTTACCTCCTTCCTCCTAGCTGTTCTTCGTAGTCAGCCGGGCTTGAAGTTGCAGGGACCTCATAGCCGTGTTGGCCGAGGCTCCGAATACGAGGAACAGCCGCGAGAAGGCCGGGATCACGTTCTTCAACCTATCCACGGTCAGTGCGAACTTCGTATCATCCGTGGCCGTGTTCAGGTCATAGCTGGCCGTGATGTACTGGCTAGCCGTAACCGCCTGTGCCATGGTCTGCCCATTCGTAGCATAGGCCAGCCTCATGGTCAGTGCAGCACCGGGCTTCGTCAGCATCGTGCCGATCACCGAATCCACCTTGATCTCCCTATCCGTCATGAAGGGGAGAGCTTGGTTCGCACCGTTGGTCACCGTAGTGCCACCGTTGCTCGTCGCCGCACCATTGAAGGTGCCGAAGTTGACCTGCACGAACTCCTCCGGGCAGAGTCGGGGTTCCATCGCAACTTGGGTATCAGAAGCCGCCATCGTTCACATCCTTTCAAGAAGTCATAACAGGGTTCGTCAGATCATCCCGTCCAAGGGATTCTCAGGCACATCGGGATTCTTAAACTCTCCCGTACTCATCTTCATGGCGAGGGCTTCCATCAAGTCCTCCCTTGGCTTACCGCCAAACATCACAGCCCCCTTCGGCAACCTTCGTCCAGCAAGGACTTCATTGTAAAGGTGGGGATCAATAGAAGCAAGCCTGCTAGTGTTGATTGCCATCTGCCTAAGCAGACGTTGGTTCTTGGCCTGTGCCAGAGCCATCTCCCTCTGGCTATTTACTTCCATCTTGATCTGATCTTGGAGGGGGGTACCCATCGCCGCCCTAGCAATGGGGGGTGCAACCTCTGAGGCCAGCCCGCCAGCGATAGACGCACTCATCAACGGCATCTTCATTGCCGCCGACGCCCCCGCTTTTAGTGCAGTCACCAATCCCATTCCATTGCTCCTTGGCTCCGAATAATCGTCAAGCCGGGATTCCGCCTTACCAACCGCAGGCCCACTTGTTGGGGCACGACCGCCGCAAAGCCCACATACGTGATCTTATCCGCCTCATCCCACGCTGTCCAGAGAACCGCACCATTACGGGAGACCCATCGCCGACCCCGCTGCTCAAATAGGATTCTTCGTAGCTCGCGGGCACTCACATCCCTGTGAGGAACCTTGGCGACTTTCGTTTCATCCGTGATGTTAACTACTACTTCCCCCTCACCCAATTCCGCTTCCATGATGTTCAGCCCATCCTCCAACCTAAAGAAGGAGGCCCCCACCGTATGGTGAAGAGAGGCCATCTGGCGGGACAACACCTTCACCGCTTCCCCGTTAGTCACTGACGACTCCTAGCATGTTGGCCACGATCTCGCGGGGGTCGGGTGCCGCCTGAACGGCGATCCTACCCAGCGAGCGTTGCTTGCTCATGATGATGGATTCCAACTCCGAGTTAGCCTTGAGGGCCTCCATCCCAAACGCCCTCTGCCCCCTCTGTGCCGCATCCTCATACTCCGTCAGATTCCTGCTCAGGATATCCTCGTTGACTTGGATGCCACCCTCTTCGAGGGCCCGAGCCGCATTCATGTTCTCGACAGTCCTTCGCACTGTCTTCTCATCTTCTTTGGTGACCACCTGATTATAAGCCTCGCTGGCGATCTCCAAGCCAGCAAGGACCTCACCCGCAATCGGGATGGCCATAGCTGCCGTCTTATACCCACCCCTGCCCAGCACCCGTAGGGCCCCCCTCTTCAACTTGCTCATCTTGCCAAGCCCTGCCCGATGAGCCTCAGCAGAAGCCTTGAACCCAGCCCTAGCCTCCGTGGTAGCCTTAGCAGCTACCTCATCACCCAGCTCCTTGGCCATCCGGCCCGCCCCCTCCTGCTTCATGTACCGCTGGGCAAACTTCTGAGGGGACTCGAACGCCGCCTTCTCCTGATACATCCTCTCGAAATGATCGGGATACTTCTTGAGCATCCGCTTTGCAAAGTCCAGCTTGGTCTCACCGGGATTCCTCATCTCCGTGGAGAAGCCCTCCGAGAGGGGGGTCTTGGAGTTGAACATCCTCTGCAAGAACTCTTCCTTGGACTCCTTCCCCCTCGTAGCCATGTATAGTTGTTGGAACTTAGGCCCCTTGGTGTTCATGTACACCTTGCCAGTCTTCTCGTCAAACTGGATGGGAGGCCTCTCGCCCCGATAAGCCGTCCCCGAACCGTAGTAGGGGCCACCGGCCTTTTCGGGCAGAGCTAGCAAGGGCTTGTTGGGCTCGAAGGGCTTATCTACCGCGAAGCCCCTATTGACTTCTACGGGGAGCGTCTTGTTGTGCCTTGCATGGCCCAAGCCATAACGAGCAGCCGTATCCTCTGCTGTCTCTCCCGGCAAAGCGTTCGCCTTGACAAACTCATCAAACTTCGCATCACCCCCAACCACCTTACCCTCGGGGGTAGCCAGTACGGCGGGCTTACCCGGATGCTGCTTAGCGATCTCATCATCTAGATAATCGGTGGCTCGTTCCTTGGTCGTTACATCAGTGTACTTCGCAGCCTCATCTTGGGTGGGCGTACCCAGCTTCTTGAACTCAGACTTCTTTACCTTGCCCTCTTCGTCAATGTCGATGAGGTCGTCAAGGTCTTCCCCTGTGGGAGCAGCCGCCCTAGCCACCGTCCTCTTAGCGGGACCGGTCTCACCGGTTACCGCATTGCCGCTGACAGAGATTGCATCGCCCACATCATCTGCATCATCAACGAGAGAGGCAATGGTACGTCCAGCCGCCAACCCCTCGCTCTTGCCGAGTTCATGCGTGATGGACCCCAACCTCTTAGTGACCAGTGCCGTCTCTTCATCGCTCAGCTTGAGGACGTTGAGGTTCTGGTTAATCACATCGACCTCAGCCCTCCACTGTTGGAGTTGGCGGATATCGGTCTCTGTAACGATGCGATTGGGCTTCCGCAGGGCATCCATCTTGAGCTTAATGTCCCGCTCCTTGATACCCAACGCACTAATCACTCTCTTGTTCTGGCTATCGACGGGGGCATCCAGCAGGGCCTGCCGAGCGGCAGCGGCCTCCTCCTCAGCACTCAACTGATCCAGCACGGTGCCCGTAGTGGCTCCGCGACCCTGTGCGTCTGCTACTTCCAACTTGGCCTTGTTGCGGCTGGGAGCATCGGGGGTCTCAGCCTTGTGACCCTTCTTGGGCTTATCACCACTGGCCCTCTTCTTTGCAGCAAGGGCGGCGAGCCTTTCGCTCTGAGCCTTCTTCATGGCCGCAGCCTCAGCCAACCTCTTTTCAAGGGCCTGCTGAGCCGGAGAGATGACCGTAGCCTTCCCTACCTCCATCCTGCTGGGAGAGGGAATGGCCATAGCCTTCTTCACGGGTTCTTTCTCAGCCATGCTTAGTCACTTTCAAAAGTATCAAGGGAGAGTTCGGCAGCCCTATTGATGGAGCGGTTCTTCATGCGGTTGGTCATGAATTCCAACTCTAGCCCCAACCGATCCTTCTGAGCCTCCAACTGCTTCATCTTCTTGGCCAACTCAGATGGGACAGGCCTCTTGTCCTTCTCCATCTGGCTAATCAGATCTTGAATGTCGCGGGGCTTCATGCCAAGCCGCCTCATCTGTTGCAGGAAGTCTGGTGCAGTGTAGGACTGCTTGGCATAGCTATCCAGTAGCTTGGGCAGGAAGTCGTCCAACCGCTGGTCATACTTCACGGCCCCGATCTTGGAGCCATCCCGCCCCGCTGCCAACTCAAAGACTTCCTTGATCCTCGACAACCCCCCATAGACACTGAGGCGGGCCTTCTTCTCCGACTCGGGCAGGCTCCTCATTTCCTCAGCCATGCTATCCCCCTTGAGGGACTTGAAGGCTTCCTTGCTGCTGCCCAATCCATCCACCAATCCTTGAACAGTTTCGATGCCCACCAGATCACCTAAGCGTGCTGAGGCCTCCTCGAACTCGGCCAGCATCTTCTCTTCATCAGCCCCCTTGATGGCACCATCACTGGCGAGGGCCTGCTGTGCCGCGATACCAGCGGCCATGAAGTTGGTCAGGCCCGCACTGAGGTCAGCACTGGTGCCGTTCTGAACCAATGGAGCCAGCTTAGTAGACAGCTTGGTTACGATGGAATCTCCCATCATGGAGATCCTTGTAAGGGGGGAGTCGGCAACCGGCGTCTCCATCCCCACAAAGTCCATCACAGAGCGAAGCACAGAACTCTGGATAGGGTTCAGGCCTGCCTGCTGAAAGCGATCAGTAGTGGCCCTTTGGAATACTCCCTTGATACCAGTCTTCATATTCAGAGTGGTGTCGTCGATAGCCTCAGTGATGGCCTCCTTCACACCCGTAGCACCGAGGGTACCGGACTTGGCCCGAGCCGAACTGATCTTGCCCAACGTGCCCATCAACTCGCCACCCAGCGTCTCCATCTTTCCCTCGGAGAGCTTCATCTCAACTTGAAGGGCAGCCAGAGCGTCGTCAAGCTCCTTGGCCTGCTTCCGGTTCTCCTCATACTCCTTGGTATAGGCACCAAACTCTTCAGTACCCGCCCTAGCGATCTTGGCCTTGAGAGCCTGATCCTTCTCTCGAAGAGAGGTCTTGATCTCCATCACCTTGTTCTCTTGGGCGATGAGCTGATCTTGACGAGCCTGCATGGCCTCCTGAGACTGCTTCTCGCTGGCGGCCCGAGCCTCCCTCTCCTTCTCGTTCTCGCGGGACTGATGCTCCTCGATCCTCCGCTGTTGAAGAGTGTTAGCCTCTAGCTCCTTCTCAGCAAGGGCTTCGCGGGCCTTCAACTCCTTGTCCTTCATCTGCATCTCAACTTGGAGAGCAGCCCTCTGGCGGGCAGCAGCAGCCGCCCTATCAGCAGCTTGATTGAGGTTACTCGAAATGATGCCAACCCCCGTCATGCCTTGGGGGGTCATCACATCTTCCGTAATCACGCCAGGTTGAACCGCCATACCCTACTCCTTATTAAGCCCTGCGGCCCCCACCCAATGCTGGGATGTTCATGCCGCCCGGAGCCGTCGCCACGCCACCAATCGCCAGCAGGGCACTCAGGAAGCCCACCACTGTCTCGGGGTTATCTCGCACGGCCTGAGCAATAGCTAGCCTGCCGTTCATCTCGAAGTCGAGAGAGGCCAACTGAGTACCTTGACGGGACTGGCTCCTGAACTGGCCCAGCCCCGAGATCATATTGTACCAAGCCCGCTGACCTTCTTGACCCCCAAGCAGGGCGGAGACACTGTTGGCTTCGGCCTGTCCCAGCCGACTCGCTGCCTCACCCTTGAGGGCCTCACCCTGTAGTGCGAGGGAGGCCCCACCCGTCTTCACCTTATCCGCCTCCAACTGCACGTTGGCCAGATTGACCCGGAGTTGGGCCAGAGTGTTCTCGGTCTGTTGACGCACGCCCGCCGCCATGGTAGCCGTCTGCATCCCCACATCGAACCTCAGATTCCTAGCAGCCTCCTGCCGTTCAGAGGGCGACATGAGATTACCGTCAGGCCCCAATCCCTTGGCAATCATCTTGCGGGTTTCGTCCATACCCCTTCTCAACCCAGCCACCGTAGCCTGAATCACGTTCTCTTGGGTATCCCTCGCAAACTTGGTGATGGCACCAGCAGCCGTCTTCACAGCCCTATCGCCGACTACTTGGAAGGTCTTCATACCTTCCGCAACCACCTTGTCAATCCCTCCCACTTCCTTACCGTAGCGATCCCTAGCCCCCTGCACGTTGGCCTTGATAGCCCCCTTCAACTCGTTCATCTGGTCGGTGGCCATCCCGCCAAGGCCACTCATAAGGCTATCAAGATACCCCGTGGTATCCTTGTCAATAGCCCGGAAGCGATCATCAGCCGTCCCCACAAACTCCCTCAGCAGGTCGATCTCTTTCGCGTTGCGGCCATATTGACGATCAGCCGCCCCCTGTTGACGGCCTGCCTCGGTCCTTGCTTGGCCGAACAACTGATCGACAAACGAGGGCCCACCCCGATTGCCCGGAGTCGGAGGCGTGTAGTAGGGGATGCCGCTGGGACCATAATCGACTTGGCCACCTTGACCGGGACGCGGACTAGGCGTGCCACCGGCGTCCGAGCCGCCACCCGAGAACATGAAGTCCCCCGGATTGCGGCCAAGTGCGTAGTCGCCAAACAAGCTATTACCGCTCTGCATAGGCATTAGTCACGCCTCCTCATTGTGTCCTCGTCACGAATAGTACCCGTGACTCTCACTGATAGCAACTGGAAATCTAGGTCACTGACAAAGATACGCACACCGGGATGCACCGCATTACCCTGTACGCCCGTGCGACCTTCTGCATCCGTGTCGAGCGGATCAGAGAAGGCAGCAGCATTGACACTGGCCCCATTCATCACACTTTGGACTTGGGCCCGTCGATTATCTTCGGGGAACCTCTTGTCGGCAGGCATCGTGGCATTGCCCAAGTAGACCGTACCCTCATAGCGGGCCTCAGTATCATCCACACCCGAGTAAGTAACACTGGTGAAGGATGCAACGAGGGAGTCCACATGCCTCACCGCATGGAACTCACCATTCTGCCCATACTCAAAGCCCTCTTCATTCTCCAACCCAAGTGCAGAGCCCACCCACTCAAAGTACATGGGGCTCACGGAGAACTTGGTGCCGCTGGGCAGGCTCACCATCTTAGGCTGAACATCCAGCCGATTAGCACTGACCCGATAGTTGACGGTCAGCTTCCATCCCACGTAGGGCCCATCCAGCACATACAGCACGGCCCCCTCAGCATTCAAGGGCACGCTCTCGACCGCATCAAACGTAGTAGTACCAGCCAGATAGGGCTGGGCTAGCGTCAGGATGAGGTTACCGCTGGGCTGTAGCGTGGTAACCGTACCCTTCGTCCGGTTGTAGTCATACACGAACACCCGCCACTTGTAGTCAGTAGCATTGGTCCTGATGTATTGTACGAATACGGCCCGCTTTTGAAGCCTCGTTAGGGTGCCCACCGAATACGGAACATCACCCTCTTTAACGTGGATGAAGGTCATATCCACGAACTCGGTCATCCTGTCCGCTCGGACCCATAGAGCCACAGCTTCTTCAGCGTTAGGATTGAGAAGGAACACCACACTCGAAGGCGTGTCGTATGCCATCTCCACCACATCAAGATCCGGTGCCCAATCGAGTTGGATAACCTCATTGATAACTCCAAGGTCCGTCAACTGTCCCTGTGAGTTGACCTTTTGAAGACCATGCTCCGTGATATAGAAGACGCTGCTACCTACTTGACAAGAGGCCCTATGGCCCGGAATGCCGTAACCACCGTGCATGATCTGAGCCTTCATGTGGGTGATCTCGCGGCGGAACAAGTAGGGGTTCTGCCTACTGAGTGCGAGTACATTAGGTCCCAGCTTGTGGAACCTATTGATCTCTTCGTCGGGCATCTCAAGGGTGTACCGATTGGATGGGGGCACCAGCTCTGGACTGATCTCCAAGAGGCTGGACCACATCACCTTACCCAACCCACCAATCGTATCATCCAACTGACCGAAGGCCCCCATCAGCAGTGCCCCCTCATAGGGGATCACGCTACCGGCGTAGGGCATCTGCTCAAGGTATACATCATCCCCTTGGAAGGTCTCCTGCACGTTCAGTTCTTCATCTGAGAGGACGGGGAAGTACGCAGCCACCTTCCACGGGGCGGCGGGCTGGGTATCAATCAGATAGTCAGCAAGAGTGACGCTGGCCTCTAGGGAGAGGATGGTCTCATCCGCCGTTAGCCCCTGTGCCGTCCTCCCCCTATACAACAGCATCGTATCGTATCTAGTGCTATCGTAGATGATCTGGATCATCGGGAAGGTGATGGGGATGATGTTGGAGTTCTTAGACCCCAACTCCGTGTTCACTTCCTCGATGACCCCCGAATCTCCATACCCATCACTCCCACTTTCCAATCGGGTGCTAAGCTGCGAGAGCCTACCCGTGGTAGAATCAAATAGCCTATAAGCCCATACGAACGAGGTATGAGTGAAGCCCATCGGGGTGTTGCTTGCCCTTGCTCCCTTGTTCCAGCCCCAATCCTCCCGCTCATGGTTCGCACTAGGGGGAGCTGGATAGCTGTAGCCAGACCTGACTCCGTTGACCCACCAATCCACATCAAGGAAGGTGGGATCGGGCTGGGGCGGCACAGCCCACAACCCAAGGTCCGATGGTCCGTTGAGGGCCTGATCCGTTATGGTGGGGCTGGGCAGATTCCTGATCTGCAAGGCGGGGTTACTGACATAGGTAACACCATCCGAAGATACTTGATGGAGGCCAGAGAAGCCGAAGTAGACGACGCGGGCACTGGCATCCAGATCCCCTGCGGGAGCCGTCATGGCCGGTACCACTTCCGTCACATCCTGATTGGCCGTCCTACCACCACCCACCGTAATCAAGGCACTGGCGGAGTTCTTCGCGGGATTGATGAGTTCGGGCACGGGACCGGGCCCCGTAGTCTCCGTCACCACCAGCGTGTAGTTACCCGGTGTAGGCTCATCGAGGTAGAAGACGAAGGGCCTCTTGCTGCTACGGAAGACATAGACGAAGCGGCCCACCATCGCTACTTGAGCCTGCTCCCCGTCCCAATCTTCCGGGGCCGTCAATCCTTGAACCTTGCCCATGTCGGCATCGTTCAGCCACGTAAGACTATCCCCCACCCTAATCTTCAATCTCCAGATGGCCTTGGTCTCAGTATCATTCAGCACCTGATAGAGGAAGCCATAAGCGTACTTGGCATCGCCCACGGAGAAGGTGATGGGCTCCCACGCGGTCATCCGCCCGCCCTTATTCAACCCGTTGGTACTCAGCAACTCAGCATCAGTGCCGAAGCCGTAGGTGAGGTCCACGACGCTCTTAAAGCCCGTGGAGGGACGCAAGCCACCGTCCCGGTTTCCGTCCACTCCAATAAGGCGAGCGGCCATCCCAGCCGGGGTAGCCGTTCGGGAGGCCCGTCGCGTTGCCGTCACATTGGTGAGGTTGTATCGCCAGCCGGGCTTGACTTCCGCCATTCCTTACTCCTTGTAACGTATCAGTATCATACCCCTGCTGAGTGGGAAGTCGAACGGAATCAACCCCGGATAGTGGGCCAGCACCTTCTTGAACTGCTCATAGAAGGTAGCCGTCCTCTCGTCGGGCAGTCCCGTCTTTCGATGAATCCTCAGCGGACTCGTATCATGGATCGCAATGAGAGCCCCCTCAGCAATCATGTTCGCGTCCAGCATGGCTTGGAGTTCTTGAGCCCGCTGTTCGAGTTCCGTATCAATGAACACCATTTCAAACTGGGGCCCATCATAGTTCTCGATGAAGTTGAACACATCCTCAGCTACTACAACGTGCCCACTCAGCCCGTAGGAGTCCAGCTTGTGGGCGAGGCACTTAGCCTTCACGGTATCCTTCTCGATGCTCACCACGGAGCCGAACCCATTCCTCTGCATGGCCATCGCCATCGACAGAGTACCGCTGCCGTTCCATGCCCCCGTTTCGAGAACAAGGCGGGGCTTCTGCACCCTAACAAGAGCACTGAGGAGTTCGAGATATTCGATCTCGGTCGATTGACTATCCTCTGCCTTGAAGAGTTCTGCCTTCTCCAAAGGAACATGGGGATGCACATCAGCTTCATTACGCACGGCGGGACCCGTATACACCATGGGGACACCATCTCCTAGTTTGGTAAACCATTGATACACTTCGCGGAGCATCTCGGTTGGTGTGATGCTCATTAGGGCCCGGCACCCCGCATCACAGATGTTAGAGAAGCCCCGGCGTGCATCGAACGAACAGTCAACACAACCACACCTATCCGGGCTAACTTGTACCACCTTCACATGATCCCCCATGCCCTCATAGCATTTAGATTCAGGGCCCATCATGATAAGGGTAGGTACCCCAAGAGTAGCAGCAATCACGCTGGGACCACTGCTCACACAAATAACCAGATCAGAGGCTAACATTATAGCCATGATCTCTTCCAAAGTCCTCCCCCACATCGAATGGGGAAACTGAGGCTGGCTATCAGTGAGCCAGTGCTGTTGACCCTCTTCCACCATCGTGAGGGCCCCGATCCCAATAGCTTCCAGCCGGAGGGCAAGGTCTACAAAATGCCCACGGGGCCAGTTCCTCGTATTGTAATAGGAAAGGGGGAAGAGGGTTACCATCCTCCTCGTACCATTCCTCGTGATCCCCTTCTTGATCTTGGCGGCCTTCTCCAACGCTTCCTGACCCAGCGTGAAGGTAGGCCGGATAGCCGTCGTCGGAATAGGTAACAGCTTGCCACGGAACTCCAATCTCCCCGTCTGCCCAAAGTCATGGTGCCGCTCTTGTTGGCAAATGTGGTCGTAGTTCTCAGGCCAGCATCCTCCCGCCGTCTTCGCTAGCTTGTGCCCAGCCAACTGGATCAGGTCCTTGAAGGGTTTGCGGCCCGCAAAGAACTCCACATCTACTCCTTGCTTCCTCAACCCCTCAGCAAACCACAGGAAGTAGATGATATCGCCCATGCCCCCAGCCTCTGTGTTCAGCTTGATCCATTGCTGAACAAACTCACGGGGAGGTCCCTCTTCAGAATTGCTGAAGCCATTCCTCTTTCTCGGGCACTCCAAGTAAGGGTAGTCTAGTTTGGTGTATCCTTCGCCCCCCAATCGGGCAATCTCAACTTCGCCACAGCCACACGCACCACAGAAGTAGAAGTTCGACCCCCTCATTAAGGACGGGCAGGGATCTTCGCGGCGAACACCATCGAGGGTAGTCCCAAAGCAGGAAACATGCCTCGCCCCCTTGATGGTTAGGTCCACCTTCTTCCCGGTGATCCCCTTGGACAGCATTGACTTCACAAAGGCTTCGGCCATCTCCCAAGTCGGCAGTACCTTGGCCCATGTCTTCTTCCTCTCTTTAAGGAATTCGTAATCGGGCTGACCCTCAATGGAGAGCTTCTGTTCGGGGGTTATTCCCGTCCACGTCAACAACGCCTTCATTGCATCAGGATTACCATTGCCCTTCACGGCAATCATCTTAGCCCTGATACGATCTTCCTTCTCCTTACGAAACGCATCCCCTTCCTTGCTGCCATAACCCCCCAATAGATAGCACTGGTCGCAGACCTCCATCGAACAACCATGCTTCCACCCAAGAGATTGGCTCATCGCCCGGCACTGTCCTGGTGCCCTTTGAGAGCAATCTAACGCTCGGCTCAGTTCTCGTTGATCCATACCCAAGTTACCTCATCAACCGCAGATACAACACGGACCCCTCTTCCTATACACATACCCATTGTCGTAGCAACATTCGTAGTCATAGCGGGGGCAACCCGGCTGACCCTCCATGAAGCACTGACAGCCGGGGGGCAGACATTGAACAGCCAACTCTTCTGGTGTGCCGCAGCGGGTACCGGTCCACCCACAGAAGATGGCTTCATCAATCGTACCCGCACAATCTATGTTGAAGTTGTCTTCGGGGTCTTCAGTGCAGTAGAAACAACCCGGCCCTGATCCAGTACCAGTTCCAGTTCCCGTTCCTGTCCCTGTACCTGTCCCTGTACCAGTACCAGTGCCTGTCCCGGTCCCGGTACCAGTCCCTGTGCCGGTTCCCGTCCCCGTCCCCGATCCGGTTCCTGTTCCGCTTCCTCCACCATCGCCCGTACCCGTGCCCGTACCGGTTCCTGATCCATCGCCTCCTGTACCTGTGCCAGTACCTGTTCCCGTACCCGTGCCAGTTCCCGTACCAGTCCCCGTTCCAGTGCCAGTACCCGTTCCAGTTCCTGTACCAGTTCCTGTGCCCGTACCCGTGCCCGTTCCTCCCGAGCCCGTGCCCGTTCCTGTTCCCGTGCCTGTACCTGTTCCGGTCCCCCCTCCACCACCGGGGCCCCTCTGCGGTCCTGCTTGTTGCTGGATAAAGATCTGACGAATGATCTGAGGCGGGTAAGCATATCGCAACCTTAAAATTTCTGACAGGGGCCCCGTCTGCATTGCATCCTTCGCACCTTCAATTACGTGCGTAGGTACAAAGTTCTCATCGTGCATGAGATTAAGCAGCAGCCCCTGACCAGAAGAGTCATATGGCATTGTTACTCGAACGCAATGGTTGAAAGAGGATTGTCGATGGTGTTCCGTTCCACCACCTTGGGTACACGTTCCTGCATGGCGAACAACGTATCCCTGAGCGTCTTCATGTCATTCGCATACTGCTCTTTGAGCATCCCGTAGTGAGAGCCCGTCACCTTCCTTCCTGTAGCAAGTCTCAGAGCGGCCCCACTTGCGATGGCTCCCCAAAACGGCAGCGTCCAACCGGGCACCACCTCATAGATGATGCCGGTCGCAGCAGTTAGAGTAGGTAGAGGTAATCGGAGAGTGGCATCCCTCGTCACTGCATCATACGTGGCGATGATCCGCTCGGCGTGGTAGCGGGAGGGATCAAGCACCCTCAGCATACATCCCACATACTCATTCTCATTCCTGCCCATGAGCCCCATCGCGGGAGCCGCACTGAGATTGAGTTGGGTGGGGGTAGTCACGAACGACGCCGTGCCATCCGTGGCATAGTGCATATTAACAAAACCGCTGGGCACATACCAAATCTCCAACTCCACATCCTCCGAAGGAAGGGGGGTGAAGCGGATGGTGTTACCCTCGATGACCCAGCCCGGTCCATTCCTATGGAACTCGTTCTTGGGCACCCAATCATACGTGATGTTCCCGTCATCATCCTTCTCGATGAGACGCACCACAGATTGGATATAGGAGGGCAGCAGATAGAACTCTGTGCCCTGTGCGACGTTGATGACGAAGCGGGCATACACCCGCGTATCCGACAACCCATTGATCCTGCTCAGCATGTTGCCCATCTGCTGGCACAGCACTGTCCGCGTCAAGTACGAGTCATCGTACTTCGCATCCAGTGAGGCCTCATTGAGCAACAGCCTTACGTCTTCAATGGCAGTCCTGATATACGAACCGCTGGGGTGCATGGCTTCATTACCTCCACCATCTGGTCCATCAACTCCTTGCCGCCTTCACGCCGCCCAACAAAGGGTAGCTCGCCGCTCAGGATCTTGTTGGCGACTTCGGCCATCTTGGTGCCCTTGCCCATAAGCCACTTCGCCGTTTCCTTCTTCTCGATCTCCGTCTCCTCTTCGCCCATCATCTCTTCGTAGGCCTCAGCCTTCAACTTGTCGTCATACTGCTTGAACATCTCCCCCATGGGCTGGCATCGAGACTTCACATAGGCCATGCTGGGCCTATCATTCCCATACTGGCTCAGCCTCTTCCAATCATAATGATCGGGATGCTGGTTCATGGTCTCAAGCTCTACGATGAGGCCCGGCCCCTTACCGGTGTTGGGCTTCACGGCCCATATCCCCAGCACATAGGTCCTATGCCGTCGATGGTAGTAGAGAAGGAGGTCCGGCCTTCCCGTCATCCTTCTTGCCGTATTGATCCAGTGGGTCTCAACAAGCTGATGGATGCCGGGATGATACATGGTACCCCCGGTTGTATAAAGTCGAACGACCTCATCAGAAACCATCTTCACCATGTCCAAGCTCCCAAGTAAAAATAACGGACCGGGATTTCTCCCGGTCCATTGTACCCGCATTCTAGAGACCAATCCACTAAGGATTAGCTGGAAGGATCGCTGTTGATCCGCTCCTCAGTGATGCTGACCAGCTTGAGGCCACGCACCTGCTTCTCGGGCACCAGCGTCATCCTCAGATGGCCGGGCATCTGGCTCGCCTCGGTCAACTGACCGTTCGAGTAGATGGGCCACCGGGTCGTGTTGAGACCCGTGATGGAGGGGACGAGGAACTCGAAAGGCACGCCCGGCTCGGCACCCGGCAGACCCTGTGCCCCCGGAGTGGAGGGCGGGGTATAGCGGGTCCAGTTACCCTGACGACGGTAACCGATGAGCGAGCCGTATTCCATCCAGCGGCTGACCCACAGCTTGTGGGGCTTGCCGTTGTGGTGATGGACCATGCCCGCCCCATCCTCACCTTCCATGCTGAGGCTCGACAGCCTCCCGGTGCGGTCCAGAATAGCCCGTGCTTCCTTCTGTGCCGCAGCCGCACGGATAACACCCTGGGTGGTCACCAGAGTATCAATGAAGTGCCCATCATCCTCGAAGGCCTCGGTCACCCTGTCGAGGTAGAGGTTGAGACGATGCTCAGTGAGGACGGCACCCACGCTCTTGTAGAACGACATGAACGCGGGGAACGCTTCCACGTCGATGATGCCGCTGCCTACCGTACCGAGGGCTTCCGCACCGAGCAGACGCTTCTCAGCCGTGGTGCTACCACCGAACTTGAGCCACGAGTGGATACCGGGGATATCCACGAAGGCCGCACCACCAACGGTGCTGTTCGCCCACACCACATAGCTGTCGCTGGCAAGCTGACCGGCAGTGAGGGAACCAGTGCCCTGAAACTTGCCAATCGCAACCGCCGGGTCGAACTGGATGATGACCCAGCCCTGCAACTTGTTGACAGCCGTGATGAAGGCCTTGACACGGGTGGAGAAAGTCTGACCAGCCCCGTCACTCGCCTGCGGGCCACCCGCCGTCACGTTGGTGTCGTTCATCCGCACCGGCGTACCAGTGTAGTCACGGAAAACGTCCACCCGGTCACCCACGGCGAAGCGGCCCACGGCCTTGTTCGTCGGGAAGAACTTGATGGTACGGGTGGTATCCGTACTCACGTAGGGGTCCGTGCCGGTACTGGCACCCAGCCCAGCCAGCCGATAGTTCTCGGTCTGGCTGACATACCACGAAGAACAAAGCCTTCGGGAGATGTTGCGGGCGAAGGCCACCATCCTCGGGGCCGTGATCTGGCCGATGACGGCGGGCAGGGCCTCGGCCTGCTTCTCCGCAAGGGTCATCTTGAGGTTCGTCATGATGGACCGCATCGGAACACGGAGGGTTAGCGGGAGGCCGCTGGGGTCCTCAAGGGCATCAGGCAGGGTCCTAGAGGCCCCCGTGATACCCAGCACAGCCTGTGCAGCCGTGGTGTTGTAGGCGACATGGCTATCATCGCCGAACGTGGTCCAGTCCATCCTCGGGCTACCACTCTCGATCACGCCCGCCGTAGCGTGCATGAAGATCTTCTGAAGTTCCATACCACGCCCGAGAGCATCAACGCCCCCGACACCGGTGGAACTCAGGGCGGTCTCCCGCCAAACCGGATCAGCCTGCATGAGGAAGACTTCGATAGCCTTGCTCAGCCGCTCCTCGATCCTCTTCTGTTGAACGTCGAACAGACTGTTCACTGTAGCTGCCATAGATCATACTCCTGCTTGGGTAACCCCATCCATATAGGGGGGCTACTAGATTTTGCTTCCTGCCGTCATGGAATCCACTTCCTCTGCGGCTCTGGACAGGTCATCGGTAAACCAGTCCGTGATTTGCTTCTCCAACCCACCCACCGTCGATTCTTCCGTCCACACGGGAGCCTTGACGGGGGGCTTGCGATTGGCCGAGTACGATCCGTTGCTTGTTTCCGTGCCCCGTCCAAGAGCGGAGGGGTCTCCGATTACCGCAGCGAACTGTTCAACGACTTCTGGCACTGCCCTGCCCATTTCCTCACCGATCCAGTCTTCGGACAGGCTCTCGCCCGTTCGTGCCATCCGTTCCCTAAACTTCCCGAGAACCGCCTGAGTCAAGTTGTTCTTGAGGGCGTCCCGAGCCTTGCCTGCCTTGTCCGCTCCTTGGAGACGGGTTGCAGCCTTCAAAAGTGTAGCAACACCCGTATGAGTGTCAAGCACCTTACTGATTTCCTTCTCGAAGCGATCATTCAGCCGCTGCCGCTTGTTGCCCCTCAACTCGGCCTCGGCCAACTCCAACCGCCGCTCAACCGCACTCTGGTTGCTGTTGTTAGACGGGGTAGGTGTATCCTGTTGCACGTTACCCTCCTCCTGTTCCACCACGCCCTTGACGTTCACGTTCACCCACTCATCAATCTGCTGTCGATTGTATCCCAGCTTAGCCAGAGAAAGGCGGGCATTCTTCTCCCGCTCGGCTTCGGGCACCGTGGCATCCAGCACTCGACCGACCGCTCCTTGAAACTCGTCGGCCTCCGCCGCCTTACTCAGAGCAGCCTGCAACTGTTCCGGGGTGTACTCCTTACCGTTCACGACCACCTTCTTGTTACCTTCATCAGGGGCAGGAGCGGCAATGGGGGCCGCACCATCGCCAGCCGCTTCACCCGCATCGGGGTGCATCAGAGTACCGCTCATCCCAATGAGGCCCCTCTGAACGCCCAAGAACGCTGATCCATTCGTCTTCATAGTCTTCCTTTTATGAGCCCATCATCTGTGGAGGAAGGGCCTGTACTGCTGCTTGCTGACCCTGCATACCCGCAGCCAAGTCATCAGGGTTGAACGGCATCGCATCGGGCAGCGTCCGTCCGGTCTCACCGATCAAGAATTCCCGATACGCAATGAACTCATCTTTCACATCCACGCTCGCCACCTTCATCTTAATGCTACCCATGAAGGAGTCAAGCCACATCAACTGAATCTCGGGCCGTACAAAGTGCTTATTCTCTTCCAACTCGCCCGGCGTGATCCCATCATTATACAGAGTGAGGAGGTTCCTGACAATAGTGGCCTGTGCCGATTCCTGCACACCCAGCCACAACGGCAGATCCCACCCCTCCTCAATCGACTTCATCAGTAGCTGAGTAGGACTACCGATACCTACCTTCACCAGCTCTAGGGCTTCCAACTTACGCTGGGCTACACTGCGGGCACCCGCCATTGCCGGCCTACATGTCAGCCTACTCATGGTCGGCAGGGGGTTCTCAGGGAACTTGACTACCTCGTTCTCCCAATCAATCACCACTCCAGCTAGATCGAGGGTGAGGCTACCAACGGGAAGCTGGCCGGGATTCTCCGTAACCAGTTGGGCCCCCTTGGCAATCGCAGCCTTATACATCTGCCCAAACGCCCTCACCACACCCCTAGTAGGACTGGTCATTGCCCTATCTGCTTGCTCCTGCAAGAAGGCCAGGCCGCTCTGGCTGTCCACCCTGCCCTTCTCACGGATAACATCAGTAAGAGGACTGAGAGCATCATAATACTGCTTGGCATAGACGGCAGCCTTTGTCCAAGAATCTCCTACTTGGTTAGGTTGAACGATGAAGGGACGCATACCAGAATCGGTCATGGAGTCAGGTTCCAACCCCAACACCCTCAACCCCTTGCCCACATCCCGCAGGGTCTGGTTCACCTGATAGCTACCTTGTGGTACGACCAGATAGCCATAACGCTCCCTATCCACCACCTCATTGAAGAGACCCTTGTTCATCGTCTCTAGACTGCGTGCCGTGGAGAACATCACATGATAGGCACCAGCCCCATACCACGTTCCATTCTCCATGAACCTCGCATACCCAATAGGGGTATAGACTTCCAATCCGCTGTAGTCATCATCTTGGATGACTGTCAGCCCCGATATGCAGACCTTCCGCGTACAAGTGCCACGGGGGCCATCCAGCCACACTTCCCGTAGCCTCACGTACCCGGTGATCTCTTGGTCGGCTTTGAGGGCCTCAATGCCAATAGTGTTATTCGCATTGAGCCCCTCACTGCCCCACCATCCCGCCGTCGCACTTCCACCGCCTACCTCTTCGGGGTCCTGTCCCGTCTCCACCTTGAACCAGTACATCCTCTCAAGGTTATCACGGACCCACTTCTTCCCCTTGGGGGCCTTCCGCTCCAACTCCGTCACAGTCATGTAGTATTCACGGCCAATCCCCCTCACCTTGGTTAGGTCCATCCCAATAGAAGGGAAGGGGATCAGTTCTTGAGGATGAACAACTTCCAGATCAGCACTAAGGCCCATACTATTAGGACCCCCCTCAACATGGGCCATGAGACCGCAGCTACCCAAGCTGATGAAGATATGCAGGAATTGGGGACTAATCCGCCGAATGTCGTCCTCGGAGAACATAGCGTTCGAGAGTACCTGTCCAACGGCTCCCTCCCTCACCGCCCTAAGAGAGTTCATGGGCGTCTGCACTTTGCACCGGAGATCATAGCTGTCCATGTATCCGGCAATCTGGTCAATGGTCCGCAATAGATCGGACCCCTGAAACTCCATCTTCCCTTCACGATCAGTCGTGTAGGCCTTGACCGCACCCGTCATCAGATCAACCACATCGAATCTACGTGCCCCCGCGAGATACTCCCACACCACCCTGAACATGGTGGTCTGAGCCATCGTCCGCATCCTCTCCCTATCGAAGTGCTTGTTGATAACATTAGCCAATGACCGTTCAATCGTGGGGAGGATAACATCACTGGCTGGCATGGTTTATTCCTTCGTTACAGCAGTAGTAGGAGTCCTCGATGCCGGACTCATTTGCTTGATCCAATCACTCGCAGCCGCCCCCATCGGAGTTGAACCAGAGGGTATACGGGCTTGCAGTTCCCGTAGGGCCTGCCGTCTCGCGTCATCCAACCTTCGGCCCTCGTCCTCAGTGATCTCGGGTTCCGGGTTGAATGCCTTCTCCATCCTATCCGAGGCCCCCACCGTTTCCTCGAACGTCCTCTCCTTGGGCTTGGGGGTGGGCAATCCCTTCGCCTCCCAATGATTCGGTCCACCACCATAGTAGCACGCGGCCATCCGCTCGTACAGGGACACCGGGATAACAATAGACGGGATTCCACCCACTCTCAACGGCTGCTCGATTTCATTGCTCATATAAAGTTCCCCTTGGGATTGGCATTCCTTACCAACCTCATCATCTCTACCAAGTCCCCTACCTTCATGTTGTTGATATCGAGGCTGTAGGCAAGTGGATTACCCATATCATCCACCACCTTACCCTGCCCCATAAGAGTTACAACATCCTTAGTGTCGCTAGGTTGATCCTCCCCCCTATAAGCTCGACGCCCCTTCACAAACTCGCTCATGCTCACCGTGTCGATATGGTCATCATTAGCAAGGCCACCATCTGGCACATCCGGGTTGAATCCTTCGATCTGGTCGAACAAATCCACCCATGGCTTCCTCATCCTCATAAAGAAGGGCAGCTTAATCTTTCCATGCTCAAACCTAGTGAACAACGCCCCGATCTTCGAGTTCTTGTCAGCCCAGCCGGGATTGAACCCATCAATCACGGGAAGCTGTTGTAGGTTGTAACCAAGGTCAGCCTTCCTCTTCACCTCATTCTTCAAGCTACGTGCCAGCGTAATGCCGTCATCAATCATCTCGGGGCACACCAGCTTACAACGCCACTTCCCCGTCATCTCAAAGATGGACTGCATCAGCTTCTCAGGGTGTACCTTACCGGCCCACATATCCAGCACAAACAGGTCGTGCTGCTTGTTCTCGCCCATCAGGGTACATACCTTAAAGTCCGAATCTGGCTTGGCCGTCTTGCTCGTATCCACCGTGGTAAACATCTTGAGGGATGCGAGGAAGTCCTTAGCCTCCATGCTCCTCTCCTCCTCACCGCTTCTCCACTTGATGAGGGTCTTACTCTTCCATGGAGCCGTAGCCCACTCCTCATCTATACTACTTTGGAGTATCCACCAAGAATGCTTATGTTCATCCAGCTTGAAGTAATTATCATCATCATGGCCTGGATTGGCCATCATCTCGCTGTTGAAGTTATTGCTGCCAATGATCTTCCGAATGTAGGTGAGGGTCTTCGTAGACGGATCAAGCCCCAGCCTTTCCTTCTCATCGTCATCCACGGGCCACATATGGGGCCACACGCTCACCAGCTTACCATCCACTTCCTTGCAAGCCTTGATGACCCGCCTCTCCCAATAATCGAACTCAGGCACCTTGGCCCGTTCAACAATCTTCCCATTCTCCACAACCTTCTCAGTCTCCATGGCCAGCCACGCATAGTGCCGCTTGCTAACAAACGTGGCCAACCAACTCAGCCTTGTCTGAGCCCTATTCAACATGGGCATGGCAATCTTGAAGATGAGCCTATACATATAGCTCCTCCTCTCAGCCAGACTGGTGGAAGCATGGGGATCATACTCGGGATCGTCAAGTGCGAACCAGCGGGGCCTACCACCCCTCATCTTAGAATTGACCGAGTAAGTAGCCAACTGGCTACCATTAGCAAGCTGGAACCACTCCAATCCCGTAGGAGCATCGCCCCTCTTCGGCCTAATCAGCCCATCCATCATCTCAGGACGCCAATCATCCTGAATCCGGGGGTTCGTATAAAGCTGACCCCTCACCAACTGAGCCGTCTCAGTGGCATTCTTTTCACTGCTCGTACAGTAGAGAATCTTATAGACGGGGCACGTCAACATGTACAGGATGGCGGCCTTCCTGAACAACATGCTCTTGGCACTACCACGGGGAGCCACATCCAGTGTAGAGGGGCTGATAGCCCATCCCCTGATGATATCCCAATGGAAAGAGGGTGTTTCCAGTGGGTCCATGTCGTAGAACATGGGATCGAATCCCACCTCATTATCAGGATGCAGGTACCACTGATCGAAGAACCTAAGCGAGGCAACCATGGCCTCCGCCCTATACATGTCTACCAGTGCCCCCTTATCGACACTGTTGAGGCGGTCCCATGTCGGGGTGACCTGCCTCATTTGAGTAGCGGCTTCCTCCCTAGAAACTCGCCACTGCTGGCACGCATTCACCCGTGCCATCCTCACGATATCCCTCTCACCCTCCGTAGTGGCGTTGGCGACCATCTCCAAATAATTGGGGGGCAACGGATACAACTCGTTGCCGTGCCACAACCTAGTCGGGATGGTCACCAACTCCCCGCTCATGCGAGGGCCTTCCGCCAGTACAGCCGCTGGATAGCCATCCTAATCAGCACGACCCCCAACTCGGCCTCATTCTCCCTCAGATATCGCCCCGCGTCCCTCACCAGTGCCATCGCCAGCTTGTGGTACTCGGGCCTCAACGCTCCCTGTGCGTCCCCCATCTCCTGCTTCAACTCCCTCCACAGGTCCAAGATGCCCCCCTTGTACCATCCCAGCACGTCCGTTATCAGCAGGTCCTGTAGCCCCCTCGCCGCCTTCGCCACCCAAGTCTCTGCGTCCCACTGGCTGCTGATTAAATCCCAGCAGCGATTCACTTGTAATCGCCTCCTCTTCTCCTCGTCGGGCTCTCTTGACGTTGTTGGTGCTGTCGTCGTTGCTGCTGTCGCGTTCATGCGGGTTAGCTCCTGTCATTCTTCGCAAAAGGCCTCTGGTACTGATACTCTCTTTGATACGCCGCCCCTGCTGGTCCTCGCCCTCGCGGGTAGCATGGGATTCCCCCACCTTCCCACTCAGTATAGCCGCGTCCTTCTTCATCTTCCACAGAAACTCGCGGGCCCTCAGTCGAACTTTCGGATCATCATTTCTTACATCAGCGATGATGCCAACCACGAATTCCTGCTGATCGAAGTCGCTCTCGATCTCTGCGGCTCCGATCCCATCCAGATCAAAGAACGACATAGCCCTCTCCTCGGGAGTGTGGGGCTTATCCAAGTCCGTCCTCTTCTTCTTCTCGATGTTACTCATGATCTGTCATCCTCCCATCCCCCCAGCCCAGCTTCTTCCATCACCTTCGACACTGCATCAGGGGCCAGCACCGCCATCCTCCCTATGGACCGCCTATCCGCATCCTTCTGTGCCCTAGCCGGTAGGGTTCGCATGGCCACCCATAGCAACTTCGTCGCGGCCTCACTCGCCAACTTGGCGGTCTCATACGTCAACCGGTGCCCCGTAGTAGACTTGGAGTACAGCAGTTCCGCGATCAACTGCTTCATGTCCTTTCGATATTGTTCAGGGTCCAACACCAACTTGTACTTCTTGCGGTCATGGGCGTTACCCACCCTCAACATCTGGCAACCCGGTGCCGCAAAGTCCTGCTCTCCGATCCGGCTGATGGCCAGCAGTGCCAGCCTAAAGCTCTGTACGCGGACCAGCCGTTCCCGGCCTACCAGAATCACCGGGACGCCCAAACAGCGTAGCCAGCCCCTGAATCCCGCCAACTGCATCCCCGTCCCCTTGAACTCCATCCACAGGGCTCGGTCGGTCATGAACGTAAGCCCGCCCCCAAGACTCGCCCTCTTGTACCCACTTATTTCTTTTTTCTCATACATATTGAAACACCTAGTACATCCGGTACAATCATCGAATCAATGCTGGGTCATCATCCCATTCCAAGTGTACGGGTTACCCTCTACGGGTTGCCGTTGGGTCACCACACCCGGCGTCAGCACTTGGGGCACCCTAGGTCCGAGAGACGATGGAGAAGTCTGCATCGCACGCCGCTTAGCTGTCCCCCACGCAGCATTGATCTTTTCCGCACTCTGCACTTTTGCGGCCTCGTTAATGGGAGACCTGTTCGGCGTAGTAGTGCCCGTACTTCCTCCTAACATTGAGGGGTCGTATCCCATCCTTCGAGAGTATCCTCCCTCCCCCCTAGTAATAGGGCCAAGGGGCATGGGTCTATCGGCGGCACTCAGGTCACCCTCCGCTAGCCCCTTCACCAACTTCCGTGCCTCCTCGATGGGTAACCGCTTACCGATAGCAATGTTCCTCGCTACCCTCTCGGATGCCTGCCCCCTCGTATGCCCTTGCCCCATCAGCCTATCCACGTTGCCGATGATGGCCTGTTCCCGCACCAGCTCACTGACGATCTGGTTCCTGCTCTTGCCCTCCGACTTCTTCTTGTCCACCTTCTTCATTGCGGACTTCCGCTTCCACTCGTCCTTCTTCGCCTTGTTGACCACCATGTTCAATCTCCTTCAAATGGATCTCGCTGTAGCTTCCCTGTAACCCCCACTTATCGAAAGGCCCCAAACATGACACCCCGTAAGATCGGCATCGCCACCAATCCCCTCGATGATACTAGCCCCATGGGTATCGCTTTGTCCATCCTCCAAGATGGGTTTTCTACTCCGGGGGGCTTGCAGGGCCTCTACGAACACCGAGCCGATTACTGGATGTGGACGGGTACCCCCGCCCAATGGTGCGTCACTACTGAGCAGTTCATTGAGGACTGTATCATCAAGTGGATCTCGCAGGCTAAGTGCTGGACCACCATCAAGGACCAGCGGCTCCCCGTACCCCTCAAGTATAACACGGCCCTCATCAAGTCGGTGCTACGGTGCTTGCAGGCCGTCATCCGCCTCCAAGCTAAGAACCTCCCCTGCTGGCTTGGGGGACCCCATACCGAGATCAATCCCGAGTTGTGTATCGGGTTCCAGAACGTCATCCTCGATGTGGCTGCCTCCGCCAAGACCGGCGGGTTCGTCACCTACAACCGCACCGAGCACTATCTGGATTGTCAGACACTGCCAGTAGACTTTGATATGGCTGCTACGTGTCCCACCCTGTTACGGTGTTGTGATGATTGGGGCGGGAATGATCCGATGTGGCCCGTTCTCATTCAGCGGGAGTTGGGGCTGGGGTGTATGGCCTATCGGGAGTTTGCTAAGTGGTTCATGCACTACGGAGTAGCCCGTGGCGGTAAGGGCACCATCGAGCGTATCAGAAGGGCCCTCGTCGGGGACTATGCCTACGTGGGTGCGAGGATGAGTGCCCTCGGTAAGCAGTTCGGCCTCCACAAGCTACAGCGTGCTAGGGTGTTCGTCATCTCCGAAGTTACCGAGTTGGATAAGTACCTAGCCGAAGAATCCTCGGGATTGGTGAAGAACATCCTTGGGCGTGATCCTATTGATCTGGATAGGAAGCATGTCGAAGCTCTTGAGAATGTGGTGAGCGGGGCGATGGTCGTAATGATGGGGAATGAGTTGCCCAATCTGCCCAATAGGGGGAGGGGCTTGTCAAGTAAGATGGTGCCCGTTAACTTTGATGTGTCCTTTGAGGGGAAGGAGGACTATGGGTTGGAGGGTAAGTTGATGGGTGAATTGACGGGGATTGCCCTCTGGATAGCTCAAGGGGCCATTTCGGTGATTGAGGAGGCTGATCCCCGGAAGAAGTTCCCCCTGACGGATGGGGCTATACACGCTTTGGAGAAGTATCATATCCTGAATAACCCGGCTGATTCGTTCCTTCTGTGGTCTTTTACGAAGGTTAGCGGGAATCATGTGGACTCGACGATCGTGTATAATCGGTATGAGCAGTTCTGCAAGGAGATGAAAATGAGGCCCCAACCCCGTAATCAGTTCAATAACTGGCTGGAAGCGAATAATTCGTGGGGTGTGACGAAGCACAGGGAGGCCGGTGGAGGACGGAATGGGTTCCGGGGGATTGGCTTGAAGGCCCAACCCGGCTTTGATGAGCGGCTGATCTGATGTTAGTGACTGTTCGGTCTTTGAAAGGAGGCTGAACGGCTTGTGAGGGGGAAGGGTGTGAGGGGTGGAAAGGCAAAAGGCGGTCCCTATATACGGGTATTAAATAAAAAAAGATAAGAGAAGTATATGAACTCAGTACATTCAGACAGCAACAAGTACCTAACAAAGCCCCGTGTGAAGGGAAACCAGAGAGGGATCACCTTTCCGACCCCCTGTGCCCGCCCGTTCTGGGGGCCGGAGGGGGGTCCCGACTTCCGGCGGCGTAGGGGTGTCAGTGTTCGCCACTCGCCCCGGAAACGGGTCGGGCGGTCCAACTCTCGCATCCCCGGTCGCTCGGGGGGATTCGGTCCCGAGCGAGCAGTGCAGCCCCTGCATAGGGCGGTAGGTCCGGGCCCTCATCCCGGAACATCGTGCCACGCTTGCATACTTCGGGCCCCGCAAGGGCAACCCCGATAATAGAGGGTAGAACCCTCAAAGTGGATGATACCCCCCGAGGTGACTAACGGGGCCACGAAGTCGCTCTGCCTAGGTAGGACCGACCCAGACCCCCCACGCAAGTGTGAGGATGGCATCGGGAGTAACCGAAGTAGATGTAGGAGCGGCGGGCGAACGGGTAAGGATCTTGGCCACGGCCAGTAAGAGAGGTATAGCACCCTCCAAGCTGCATGGCCCATCCCCCACCCCAACAACGCCGGGATCGGCACGAACCGTAAGTGCCCCGGTAGATTCGCTCTCAACTCCTCAACATCTCGCGGGGCACACCCCCTCAACATCGGTGTGCCCCCTTCCCACCACCCCCATTCGATAATGGGGGTCATTCCATTCCCCTCCCAACAGGAGCAAGTGTTATGCCTACCGAAACCAACCAGTCCGAAACCCTCACCGCCGAGCAGATCGCCCAGCGTGAAGCCGAAGCTGCCGCCCTTCAAGCTGCCGCCACCAGTGCGGCACGCCTGTCGGTCGCCTCCAAGGCCTCATTCATCAAGCTGCGGGCATTCGTCGAAACCCTCCCCAAGGGTGCCGCCGCGTGCTTGGTCGAACTCGGTGCCAAGTCCATCGACGGCGATGGGCCTCTGATGGAGGCCGACGAAGCCATCGAAGTGGTCCGGGCTCGCCTCAAGGCCATGAGTGAGGCCGTCGAAGAAGTCGCCTCCCTCCGCGATAACCGTGGCATCCGCTTCGGTCTCATCGGCAAGGCGGGCAAGGGCGACAAGGTGTCCATCACCCTCTTTGAAGCCCTCTCGTGCCTGCTCGGTGCCAACAAGTCCCGCGATACGGTCATCCTCAAGGGTGTCTGATCCATGGGGGGTGCGGGTTGAAACATACCCCACCCCCCTTTAGTCCTTTCCACCTTGGGGCCTAACGGTCCCACCTTCAGAGGAGTATCATCATGAGTGTTAGTCGAACCATACGTTCTATGGCTCGTGGCATCTGTGGTACCAACTATTGGTACCTCGTCGATGCCATCCTTCACGAACGTAACGGGGCCTCCATCACCGATGAGGCCATGAATACGGCTGTTGATTTCGGGTTCGTTCCCGATCTCATCGCTGCCGCCTCCACCGCCCAAACCCTGTTGTCCTGCGACCGTAACCCCTATTGGAACATGGAAGGGGCCGACTAATGTATTACTGCATCCTCCAACTTCGATACGATAGTGGGCGTCGTGAGACGGCTGTTCTTTACAGCCCCACCCCTGACCCCATCCCCGGCATCCGTTGGTTCCTCATCCTCCCTCCTCCCTCTTGCGTGGAGGGTGCGGACTAATGGACAAGCCCACCTATGACCGTCTCAAAGCCGCCCTCTCCTCCTCCTTCCCCAAGGAGCATCAACAACGAATCCGTTACCTCCTCTACACCCTAGAGGATATCGGTATCCCACTCAACGTCACCCTCAATGAGATCCACATGGTTCTCACCGTAGCTGAGAAAGAACGCCAACTAACTGCCACGCCCATTCCCACCTAACCCGATGACGTGGCGAGGGGCCCATTGGACTAACCTCCCTTGGGCCCCATTACCTAGGGTGCCTTACGGCTTGTCCGGGCACGGGGGGGTGTGATCCTGACGGGTCCCACTCCTCTTATCCTTTCTCCTTGGGCCTAGTCCACCCCAAGAGCCACCCCTCGGACTCCTCCTCTCCTCTCTCATTTCAAGTAGGGGCCAAGCTATTTGCCCCCCACTCTCCATGGGTCTGCGATAGCATCTATGGCGAACACATAGGGAGCCTCCCACTTGTACCCGAGTGGGCGTCTCTTATAGGGCTGATCCTATTCAGCCTCGGGGTGGATACGCGGTTGTGTATCCACCCCTTTTCATTGAACATCGGCTGGCCCCCTTTATCGGGCTAGGGGGTGTGTCTGCTGATACTCACACACCCTCTGTCTAGGGCTTCATATCAGTGTTGCCCTAGTCTCCATGGGCCCTTTCATCGGGGCCCATGGCTTTTGCTGGGTTGACCCCATGAGGTCCCCAGCCGGGGAGGAGCCGACCCACAGCGGCCCTCCCCCTTTTCTTGCTTTTCTTGAATACCTCCTCTCTCTTGGGAGGGAGCGGCCTACCAGCCCTCCCTCCTTTTTCACCCCGCTATCCTCGTCGGGTAGCCCATTCACAGGAGCCTATCATGGCTGTCCCCATCTTTTGGGTCATCACGACCCGCGTATCCGGGCCTAGAACCCTCGTTCATAGGCGTCATGACTGCTTCAACATCGGCGATGCCCGCAGTGTGGCCGCATCGCAGTCCCTCTCTCACCCCACCCTCCTTGTAAGGGCCGATGATGAGCACCCCCCACAACCCGGCTCCTCAGTCCCCCCCATCAGCAGCCTCTCTTCCGACCACGAATGTTGGAGTGGTGGTTCCGTCCTCTTCTCCAACATGGGCCACGCAGGCTAAACGTACCACCATCGGGGCCCTCGTAGACGCCACCATAACATGTGGCGATCCCTCCTTTGAGTGGCGTAATCGTCCCAGCCTTAACCTTCGCCCCCTCCATAAGCCCCTCCGTCCTTGGGGGGTCTTCAAAGAGGCGTGGTGTGCTGACAACGAATACCTCATCGTTTGCCCCGAATGTGGTGCCCGCACAGCCATCATGTACCAGAAGAAAGAAGAACAGCCATGTCCACCGGCACCGCCCTCCTGATCGTGGGCCTCACCTTCGCCGCCATCTGGCTCATCATGGGTAGCCTCAGCCTCCTCCTCGCATACCTCGCCCTGCGTCGAGAGGACGAGCTTAATAGTAAGAAGGGACCCTTCAAATGAACCACCTCCCCTTCCCATTATTCCTCTTCGCGGCCATCTTCCTCGTCCTCTTCGGGCTAATCCTCGCCTGCTTGGTCCTCATCAACCACCTTCACCCATTCACGGTGGTAGTCCTCTTCTGCATCATCTTCTCATTGTTCTACCGCCTCTTCACCTCTTACCGGAGGTGTGACTAATGATCCATCCCATTTGGATATTCAACCTCGGCATGATCTTTGCGGGCCTTTGCATCCTCCTCGGCTACACCATCACTCGTTGGGCCAGAAGGGATAGAGATGAATAATCCTCCCCTCCGTGTCCATGCTCGCATTCATGCCCGCGAAGAAGCTGACGGTCACAGCATTTGTCGTTGCTCCGCCTGTCATCAGACCTTCCACGATGACCGGGGACCCTTCTGCCCCATGTGTGGCATTAACCTCCTCCCTGAGACCCTTCGCACAGCCCGCGATCCCAACACACCCCCATGGGAAATCCGGGCCCAATCCCTCGGCATCAACACCGACACCCTTCACCTCCCTCCTCCCACCTTCACCTTCTGGATCATCGAGCACCTCTTACATAACGGTGCATGGGCCCCCCTCACCTACTTGTGGCACTATCAAGCAGCTAAGCAGACCCACACAGCCCGCCTCAACATCCTCGCCGAACTCCGCTCCATCATGGCTCACTCCTTCAAGGGCAACACCTACCGTCTCTCCCTTGTCGAGTGTTCTGATCCTCGCACCTGCCGAGTTCTAGCCTCCCTCCCCCCCATCACCGTGCAATCCAACACCCTCCTAGATGCCAGATAAACAGGGCCGGAGCCCCCAACGGGTCTCCCCGAGCCCTTTTCAGTGCCGATTGTCTGTAAAACAGTGCAGTTTGTGCTGTCCTGTTGTTGATTTCCTTCACCCCTTTGGAGTACCATCATCATGCCTTGCTCCCCCTCCCGCATTCGTCGTCGTCTTTTGCGTGCCCACGCCACCCGCTTCACCGCTGTGCGTATCAGTGCCCTCCAATACCTCAACCGTGTGGGGGCCCACGAGGATCAGATCGAGAAGGTCCTCAACATGCCCATCCCTCATTACGAACCCATTGTGGAGATCCCTAACAATGTGGGTCGTCTCCCCTCATCGAACCAGCGGAAGCGTCGTACCCGCCTCCGCAACCGCCTCTCCCATTGAACGGGTGTCCCATGTCCCTCCATTCTTTGTTGTTTCAATCTCACCTCCTCCCCAAGAGTGGACTAACCGTCCACCTCACTGAGGATACCAGAGGAACACATACTCGGGATGGAGTGAAGATCCTTGCCATCATCATCGAGCTATTTCCTGATACTGCTGATCGCAAGATCTTTCATGCCTGCATCGCTTTAACTTCCGAGCGTGAGTTATCATCGAATACAGCCAATAGATTCCTTGCCCACCTCGATGAGACCCTTCCCTCCTTGTTGAACAAATCGGCCTCACCAGCCCCCTTAACACAGAAAGGAGTATAAACATGAGACACGTCATCCACACCTCTTTTGATGCAACTATCTGAACCAGCGCCGGCGTGATCGCCATTAAGTGTGATCCGGGGACCTCCATCAGGGGGTCCCCTTGTTTGCGGGGTAGCTCAGCCCGGTAGAGCAGCGGTTCCATGAACCGTTGGTCGCTGGTTCAAATCCAGCCCCCGCTATTTGCTGATTAAGAGCTTTAAGAGCCTTAAGAGCCTTGCCTGCTCTCTCTCCACTTGCTACACTCTCTCCTAGTTGACCCCTTTATCCTCTTCTGCGGCCTTTAGGAGATTGTGAAGGTTGCTAATCCGGTATCTCTCTCTCCTCTAGCTACCCCTCTGTTCATTTGGAGGGGTATGCTTTCTAAATCGTGCTTTCTTCTCCTAATCTCCTTATGGAGGCCACAGTGATGAAGCGTTTACTTATAGCCCCCCTTGTCTCTCTCGTTTGTCTCGCCGCTCCCGCCCCCTCCACCCTACCCCCCTTATGGCCCATTGTAGTGGGCGAGTCCTGCTCATGGTGCAGCATTCAATATATGCTGGACATGCAGGGCTGTCCCCTCAATGATGGGGAGCTTGACCCCGAGTGTCAGCGTGTCCGCACATGGGCCTTCAACCAGTGGCAGCAGTGCATCAGGGGCTGCGTGGACTCCACTGAGGACCCCATCCCCGTCATCTTCGACGCATGGCAGCAGAACCTCATCAATAGTGATGAGA